AAGTACACTCCCGTTAACCAATCCCAAGGCGGTAGTAAATCAAAAATATAAAGCCGTGCTAGAAGCACGGGGTTTCTACCCATTTTTTCTGATGAAAACATTAGTAAAATGCTGTGACTGTAAATATTGGAGCGGTCTAATAGGGTCACCCAGTGAATACAAAAGAGAGTACAGACAGCCTATAGAGTCTAAGGTTCTTATCTGTGCAGTCAGACTTTGTCCGCAACCTGACGGTAGCGAACTAGAGCTGGTTGATGGTAGACTGGCTCACGCGAGTCATGATTGCAACGATTTCGAGCAAATTCAATAGTAAGTAAAGCAACCATGAAATCAGTCGAACAACTCAGACTCGAGTCTGCAAAAGCAGGTATATACGCAATCGAAGAAAGCCAAGGTAAATGGCTCTGCGTCCAAAAGTCTAGCGCTGGATTCTTGGCAAGAAACGAACGCAGCGAAGTTATGGCACTCAGGGCTGGACTAGCTAGAGTGAAGTTAATGCAGCCACAAATCGATATGTAGTAATCAGCGCCAATCTGCGGTACGGCTGAATAGAACCGCGCATCATCAGCTAAAGAGCAAAGCTGATTTCCCTAGCCTGAATAAGTAGATACAAGATTAATTGTACTTCAAAAACTCGCCAGCTACAGGCAGCAATTTATCAGTCAAAGCAAAACAACTCAACATCTTTACGTTTGAAATACCCTTTTTATCGGTTCTAACATCGTAAATAAACCCATTCGCTGCTTCAGTAAATGCGCTTCTAATGTCAATCGTTCCCTTTTTCAGCCACTTCAATTTGGTCGGTGAAATAGCTGTGTAAAGCCACCTGTTGCCATCGTCTATTTCATCTACCCAAAGTCCAAGATAGTTTTGTTCGTCCTGATTTTGACAGGAGAAGAAGACGGGCTGATTATCGTATTGATTGAAAATATCTACATACTCAAGTTTACCAAGTCGAGTATTTTCGGGAAGGTAACTCATAATTAATTAATTGTACTTCAAAATCTCGTCAATAGCCTCTTGTGCCTTAATCACTGCCTCGGATTCAGTAGGATAATCTACAATGGGCAAGTCTCGCATTCGGCAAAACCCCTGAAAACCCTGTTCAGGATTACAACGACGCCAAACATAGAAATAATGCCCAGTAACTACTGGCTCAGTTAAACCCCTAGCAATTCTGTCTCGCGCCTCTTCGTAGGTCTTATTTGTTGTTATCTTGAAGCTTCTGTAATCGCGCCAAGTGTTAGTCATGTCTGTTTATAAATGTAAGGATTGTATCAATTATCTGCTGAGCTGCTGCTAGAGCTTCGTTCTCCGTCGCCAAGGATTCGGACTTCCTGCTGATGTACTGGTGTCCCTCTGGCATCCAAATGTGGAAGCGGTAGGCGAGTGTTCGCAATCTTTGTGCCTTGTGCCGTTTCATTGTCTGATTGACAGCAATCCGACAACCTTTGTATTGATACTCCCCCATGTCTAAAGGCAAGGGGATTCTTGAAGAGTCCAGAGTCGGATTTTCAAACGCCAACTCGCGAGAGGCATTTTAATTATACCACGGTAGACAGCGCTCAAACTTCAAGGGGCACCTCCCATCGAATCTTGTCGGGCCAGGCCAGAACCTCGCCTACTTGCTCTATCAGCATCCGGTACTGCGCGTCGTCCGTGGCTGCCACAAAGCAAGCTCTCACCCATTTCCCCCATCGACTCACCCAGCCCATCCTGCCGATAGATTCGGAGGATTTGGGGTTTTGGGGGTTAGTCGATGGCTCTGTTTGGGTAGCTGATGCTGTCCTAGATACTCCTATTTGATTATTAATAAAAATAGGAGTATCTAGGCCAGCCCCAACACTAGACGGACTAGCGGTTTCAGCCGATTTTACAGATGCTCTTTTTGCTTCAGTTTTTTGACTCATCCTGGCTGCTGTCAAGTCAAAAAGTTCGTGCCAATTTTCAGCCAAGGAGCATATACGGGTCAGACCGGTTTTGCTTTCCTTCCACGTTACCTCCGGCTGGTAGAAATACTCATATCCCCGTTTCCCATCTCCTCCCCGCGTCCGTCTGGACACCAACTTTATGCCTATCAGCCCCAACAATTTATTAAGGTACTTGATGCCGTCCTTGCCCGGCTCCCCCAGTATTTTCCGAATGCCTTTGCGCTCTCCACCTTTCAAGAGCTTTTTAATTTCTATTGATTCATTAGTCCAAGAAGCGTCAGCAGGATTTAGGAATTGTATTATGTTGAGTTCGCGAAGTGCTTGGAGTTTCAGCCAGCGGGTGCTGTGGTCAGGTAGGAAGGATTCAAGCCCGTCCGATTCCCATTTAGATTTCTGCAAGTATTCAGCATCCTCTGGATTGTGGAATAGCCAAGAATTCTCTAATTGAGATAATAGGGAACTATCCTTACCTCGAATTCTGTGTACAAATTCCCATTTCCACAGTTCTGTATTTTCAATTGCTGGCAATCTTGCTTTGAGAAACGCTTTTTCAGCTTGGCATCTTTCGGGCCACCTTGCTTTGTTTCTGCGAGATATTTCTTGAGCTTCCTCTAGTGCGATATCAGGAGAGTTGAATATTTCCTGTGATTCTTGCTCCTTGCAGGCAGTTTTTTTGTTAGCATGGTCGCCGGATTCATCTTCATTCAATATCGGCTCATTAACCTCGTATCCGCCGTCTATCAAGGCTTCTATCAAAAATTCTCTTAGATTGGATTTCTCTAAATTCTCCTGAGCTTTGTAGTGACAATAGGCATAAAATAGCGGGTCATCCAATTGCCGGAGAATGTCAGCCCTGACAGCTTCTTCATACTCTGATGGGCATAGCAACGTGCTTTCAATAGAAATAGTAGCTTCTATTTGATGCCTGATTTGATTATCGTAATACGACTTTTTATCGTCACTGCTGCTAAGCCCAATTTGAGGGCAAAGAACCGAGATTTGATTGATAGGATGCCTTACACGCCGTAACATCTGGATTAGTGAATTAATCCCCAGATTCCCGCAGAACAATCCGAATACATCCGAAAACTTTCCAGACGTGCTAATATCAAGCCCGTTCTCAAGTGTAGGCGTGTAAGCAAACCAGTTCAGGATTTCTTTTCCAAGATGGGCGTCGGGGTTGGTTTGTAAGGCAGTTTCTTCAGGGTCATTTGAGTTTTTTGAGCATACTAAAAGGCCTTTACCTTTTACCTCGGTTAGGCTCAAGGCAAGGGCTTCTGATTCGGCTACAGAGCAATCTGTAGCAATTACTGGACAATCCGAGGCTAGGATTCTATTAATAAAGTCCTGTTTTTCGGCTGCTGTCGCAGTTGCCTTTTCAGTTTGGTAAACGCTAATTTTCGGGCAATTGCCTTTATATTCGTTCAGGTATTTTGTGATTGGCTTGTTGCCCGCGAGCTTTGCAATCACACTAACTGTGTAATCTGTTAGATGCCCATCCAGCAAAATTATTCGGCTAGCATCTTGACAAGCTTGAGCGAATAGTTGTTTAATCGCTTCCCTATTGTGCTTCAGAGTCGGGGACATTAGTAAGTGCCTGATAACGCTTTCGGTTTCATCCAAAATGATTGTCGCGCCTTCAAAAATATCAGGAGGAAGTTTGAGCAGCGAATCAAAGCACAGGCATAGGCGGGCGTTAGGGTCACGAAACATCAAATACCCATTGTGAGCATCAAGGTGGTAAAACTCGCATTTTTCGGCTGTCTGCAAGAGCAGCCCATTCCGACTCCCCAAAACAATGATTCTGCCTTCTGGATTGCTGGCAATGATATCTTTGAGCCATTGAGTCTTTCCCGTCGCTAGACCGCTTTTAATGGCTGTAATTGTGCCGGAGGCTGGTGCGGGTGCATGAAAGAATCGGGAGTTGATTATGCAATCGGGAATGTAATTCCTATAACGCCGCCACTGTGCTTTTATTTCCAGCTTTCGGCAATCTTGAGCATCAGTAATTACCTTGGTAAGATTACCGCCCCCAACTACAAAATCATCAGCACCTTTGTCCGGGCCTGGCAAAAGTGCAACTTTAACAATTGCACTTTTGAATAATTTGCTTAAAGTGCTGGACGCTTTGAATTCTGAACTTTGTGAATAATCCCCATCTCGGTAGTCGAAGAGAATTGTTATTGCACGACCTTCTGTGTCAAACGGTTTGAGTGATTCGTGGAGTTCTCGTGCAGTTGCTCTTTGATATTGTGTTCCATCAGCTTTTGTGACGCTCTCGCCGCGTTCGGTAACTTTGTACCCGGTGTTTATTCCTGGTAATCCGATTGCTGCATACCCACGACTGATTACCGCTGCTGCTTTCTTTTCACCTTCAGTAATTACGATTGGGCAATGATTATTAAGTATCAAATCCCAAAAATCAATCCATTCTCCCCGTAACCCAATTACAGGAAATTCTGGTACAGGCAAATTAGCCTTGGCTAGTATCAGTTTCCCAATACTTTCATTTACTAAAGGAAAGAAGATTTCTAATGGCTCCCCTTTGGGCTGGAAGTATGTTCGGGGCTCCAAGCCAAATCCTTTGCGTTCTTTTTTTTGCTTGTAGCCAAGCGGTATCCCATCAAGTTGTTTAAAGCGGCCATTGCAAGTCCATCCCCTCGCAGGTTGACCCGCAGACCAGTAAATACCTTTTTCTTTGATAATCCCAAATCTGGCCGCTTTGGTATCTCCGGCTAAATCTGCGGGTAGATAAAATTTGTTGCCTAGCGTATACCCAGCACTCCCAGTACACCGAGCAAGATTGCGGGCCGCCTCTACACTGCTGCCACCGCTGCTATCGCTATTAGTCGTTTTATCTGTTTCGCTGTAGAGGAGTCCGTAGGTCGCAAGGCCTTGTGAGGCAAGGAAATTCAAACGGGCAATATCCTCATCAATGCCTGATTTCACTATCAGGTCATTGTACAAAAGATAATCGAGTGATACTTTGTTACTCACAATATACCCCCAATTACTTGATTACCTTGGGTATACTGTGCTAAGCTAGAGCTACAGAAAAAAGTTTCAAGGTTTTCGAGAAAGATGTTGCCAAGAGGCAAAGTATAAGCTATCATATAAGTTACAGATGCCGATTTACGGCTAGCCCTAATTTTGTTTGTTTCGCTAAAACTTCAACAAAGTTAGGATGTACGGGAAAAATAAACTCAAAAAGCAATTCGTTTGTGGGCGGGTTGCTTTTTGATGTGTTGAGCAGTCTCAAAGCGCTAGCTGCGGGCAAAGATACAGTGCAACTGCTCAACACAAGTTAATTTTATCATAGTTGGGTCAGTTTGGAAATAGTTTGCACAAGACTCTTGACTTAGGTTAATCGTATTGCTAACATAATTCAATACCGCCGATGCCCAACAATGTGCCAGTAGCGTTAGATTACTGGATAGCACAAAACCGCAGATTCAAAGACATTAACCCCTAGTGAAGGTCAATTTAAATCTATGTTATCTAAAATGTTTCGGTCATTACCAACAGTTATACTTGCGGCTGTGAATAACGCTGCAATTGAAAACCTCGAGAGAAGAGGCTGCCTGTCTCTTTGTTACACAACAAACGAAGTTTATGTGTCTCAATACAAACTGTGTACTATTAAGGTTAATGCAATGAGAAACGAATACTACACGTGTAGTTACTCAATATATTTCGGTGACATCTTGTTATCTGAGGGTGATTACTATTCTAATACGGAAGAGTCAAAAATCGAGGCGCGGGGATGGATTGACAACCAAGAAGCTTTGGTTGACGGTAAATTGGCGAGGATAAAAAACAAGTTAAATTTAGAGTAAATTGTAGAACTCTATTTTTACTTTTAATAAAAGAAGTACAATATCTATGGCTGATCTAACAGAGTTTGACTTTAATACTCAACAAGTTCGAGTAGTTACTATTGAAGGACTGCCTTGGTTTGTGGCTAATGACGTTTGTGTCATTTTAGGTCTTGAAAATGTTAGTCAAGCATTGAGCCTTTTAGATGAAGGCAAGAAAAGTATTGCTTCTGTGGACACCCTTGAAGGCAATCAAGATATGTCGGTAATTTCAGAGTCTGGAATGCTTGTCTTAGTTTCCTCAAATAGCAAACCAGAGGCTAAAGAGTTCCGCAAGTGGGCGATACTTGTGGTCTTTCCGGTTGTATTCAGAACTAACAGTTATTCCCTTGAGTGGCTTGATTAAATGCAATTAATACGCTCAAATCTTACCCACCAACAACCCGGCAGTCACACCGGGTTTTTTTGATACTTGACGTATTCTAATCAACCTGCTATTATTAAATCAATCGATACGTTTACGGCAATTGCGTGCAGTGAGTAACGGTTTTAGTGTGTTTTCATTTGAAGTGGTTTTCATCTCAAGCCTGCGAAAGCGGGTTTTTTTATTAGAAAATTGGGTTGACAGGATTCGCATCTTCGATTACAATAGACTTAACCGAACCACGAAAACTGAATAATATTCAATCTTTCCATAACACTTTTGCAATTGCGGGAGTCGATTTACCGCAACTCAATCTTGAAAACTAGATACACCAACGATTTCACACGTCTGCGGTCGCAATCAACCTAAACCCCTATCAGGGATTGAAACATGTTTGGCAGAGGCGATAATCGCTTTATCTACAGTCGCAATCAACCTAAACCCCTATCAGGGATTGAAACAGCGGGCCGGAGTGATATCCGAATTCCTTGGCTACAGTCGCAATCAACCTAAACCCCTATCAGGGATTGAAACGCTTAACACGGTAGCGGTCGGTTATGATTATTCCGTCGCAATCAACCTAAACCCCTATCAGGGATTGAAACCATAGGTTATAATCCTTGTGAAGTCCATCCCCTCGTCGCAATAAACTTAAACCCCTATCAGGGATTGAAACTCGCTCAAAAGGCAGGACTAATTCCTATCAATGCCTGTCGCAATCAACCTAAACCCCTATCAGGGATTGAAACGTACTAGCCAAGCTGGGTTAGACTCGATTCTATTGTCGCAATCAACCTAAACCCCTATCAGGGATTGAAACTTTGGTGACTAACTTTGCATCTTCTAGTTCGTGACGTCGCAATCAACCTAAACCCCTATCAGGGATTGAAACCTTAACCAAAATCCCGCTAGAAGTGAAAACAAGTGTCGCAATCAACCTAAACCCCTATCAGGGATTGAAACTCACTGGAAAAAGCTGAAGCAGATTTCGAGAAACGTCGCAATCAACCTAAACCCCTATCAGGGATTGAAACATCGGTGGTGGCATGGACTACGATGCCATAAATGCAGCCGCAATCAACCCAAACCCCTATCAGGGATTGAAACTCAGACTAGCAATCATGTGCTGCACAAACCCCAGTCGCAATCAACCTAAACCCCTATCAGGGATTGAAACGGCAGTTAGCACGGCGCTGTTAGCGGGTAATTGGGTCGCAATCAACCTAAACCCCTATCAGGGATTGAAACTCAACTTGGAATGTCGGTTCTGGCAGTCCTAAGCCGTCGCAATCAACCTAAACCCCTATCAGGGATTGAAACTCGAGTGTTCCAGCCAAAATGTCTGCCAACATACGTCGCAATCAACCTAAACCCCTATCAGGGATTGAAACCGCGCCATCTGATATGTGCTTTCGGCGGCAAAACGTCGCAATCAACCTAAACCCCTATCAGGGATTGAAACAAAGGTTTGGGCAATTTAATTCGGAGGATGCAACGTCGCAATCAACCTAAACCCCTATCAGGGATTGAAACGGCAAGAGTAAAGCTGCTGTGGACTTAGCTTTCTGCGGTCGCAATCAACCTAAACCCCTATCAGGGATTGAAACATTCTAACAAGACCTTTTTGTTGGCATCAACAGAAAGGCCGCAATCAACCTAAACCCCAAAAATCGCTGTTTTTATGCCGAATTTGTGTATCGAACAGAGGAATCGGCTGTAGATGTTAGTCCAGGTCGTGTACTGGGATTAAACCACGGAATCAATAACTGGTTGACAGGAGTATCCAATGTGGGAACTTCTTTCATTATCTTGACAAGATTAATAGCGTTAGCTATAATTATAATATTTACCACTTCTCAATATCATGCAATTACTCCCTAATAGCGACTCACCGCAATCCGAAATTGAGATTAACCAGCAGTTGCAACTATCTAGTAGCGACTCACCGCAACCTGAAGATATCGAAGAAATTAACTGGCAGTTGCAGTTAGCCAGCAAGGTACAGATTAAACGGTGTAGCAAATGTGGAGTTTTCTCCAATCCGTATCAAAGTATCCCGCCAAAACAACTTGACGCTTGGTGCGATGACTGCTTTGTCAATACTCCAGCAATAGAACGCACTCGCAAAACCTCAGTCGGTGAATATTGGAAGTTGATACAGAAACAAGAAAGGGAAGCTCAAGAAAGAGCAGAATTGGTAGCACAGTTACAGGCACAAAAGAAATTGCTAGCCGAAAAACGTGCTAAGGATAAGAATGCACCTAAAAAGTCAAAAAAGAAGACTGTAGAAGGCGCTTATTCGTTAGCCCTGGACTTTGGGGAGTTGAGCGTTGATGTAGAGGAGGACAAAGCACGGGACGCGATACTGGCACACGATGCACGACGGGCGTACATTGCACGAGTGCAAGATAGGACAATTTTTGATGAAGACTATTATGGTGAACGGAAGGATGATTAGCCGTTCATACCACGGTATAATTGATATGCAGTTGCAAGTTATTGCTATGTCATCAATCGATAAAGCGTTTTATTCTCGGTTCGCTCCTGTTCTCAATGAGCCTGGATGGTTCGAGACTGGTGCGCTAGGCTACGGGAGTGTTTTCTTCAGAAATATAATTCACAAGGAGCCTGATATCAAGATAACTGTTGGGATAGTTGTATGTCCGAGTAGTTGGCACTACTGTGCTAATTATTCTTTATTAGCTTCGGGGAGTGGGATTAACGTTAAACCTATACGAGCGGAAGCGCCTTGGACGGAAGTGCGCGATTACTACTTGAAGCACGGCCTGTCGGCGTATGCTACTTACAAAAAAGACTTATCTGCGAGTATTGAAGCGGCTAGTTTATCGCTGCGTTGAGATAGAAGAAAGTAAGCAAATTACCACGGAAAACAAAGCATGAATACCGATGTACTTTTTCACAGTTCTGACAAAAAACACATCAGAGAACTGGAGATAATAAAAAGAAAGTTGAACTTTATTGGAGTTAGCGTAAAAGAACAGCTCTCTGATGTTGAACATCTCAAGCGCTGGATGTTGGACTGGGAAGGGCAAGAAGCAGAACTGTGGTGGAGCAACAAGAATGGCTGGGATGTTGACCCTGTAGAGGGGGAGACATTAGGCAGTAATTGGAGAAATTTTAGTATTGATTCATACTTGAGAGGAAGAGGAGTTAACACTTATTTGTGGTATTGCGAGGATTGAACTAAGTATGTCTGATTGTAAGATTGAGCAATACATAAGCGGCAATACATGATGATAGCAGCAGCAGCTCAATCTTACCAACTCCGTCCCTACCAAACAAGTCTAATCGCCGGGGTTGAATTGCATTGGGCTGTCTATCGTCGTCTTCTATTGCAATTGCCTACAGGTAGCGGCAATGCCAGATATTGCTAAATCAATTACAGTCAGTGGGCGTTTATTGAAGAAGCAGGAAACCGCAGAAAATTAGACCCTGAAGAAGATTGGGCAAAAGTCCAGTATTTGAAATATCGGAAGAGTTGACACCATTGACCGAAGAGTGAGACGCAGAATAAAGCTCACTCGCTCCCGACAAGCGACCTAGAGCATTGTAACCAGTCAACCTCCATCTACTGAAACCGTTGCACCTCATACGTTCTCAGCGTGTCGGCAAAATACTTTTACAAAATGCTTGACAATCCTAATCGGGTAGCCTATACTGTTATTAGTTGGGAAGTAAACCACTGCCCGACACACACCAAACTGAACCACGAAAATCAAATGAACACTCAAGCTAAATTTGCTCAAATTGACGCAGAGATTGCCGAGTTGCAATCCAAGCTAGCGGAAGCGCAAGAGCGTCGGGAACTGTTAGCGTCAGTTAAGCCTGCCTGCGACGCTGCATTGGTAGCGATTGATAAGGTTCTTGACAGGTTGTGTCTAGTCGGACTGTCTAATGAGTTTGGATTAAAGGAAATTGCTGCATTTAAAGTGACGATTGACGCTAAATTCAAGTTTATGGAAGACGAGGAAGACGAATGGGCTACACAAACTGAAGTCGAAATTCCGCAAATTGCCAAAACCAAATCAAGTCGTTCTGACTACATTGGCAAAGCTGTTGCCGATACATATTTTCCAGATAGACCCGTCCAACATAAGCAACTACAAGTGATAACCCAAGAGTTAGAGGCGATTGGAATAAAGGTTGGCAAAGCTATTGCTAGCCGTTCCGACGTAAAAGGATGGCATCTCCAATGGGGCAGTGACAAAGCTGGACTCTACTGGGCAGTTGGAGGCGGTTGGGGTGTTGAAGCTCTAAAATCAGGCGATGAACTAACAGGAAACTGGGAAGGCTTTGACCTTGACCAGCAACTTGAATGCAGCGGCATTGTCGTTAACTAACTAATAGCAATCGGGGCTTAATTAGCCCCGCTCAATTCTAACCACTTCAAATTACCACACACTAAAACCATGCAAGCCACGAAAACCACAACAAAGACCGAGCAATTCACAGGTACGGTTACAGAAGCTAAGTTAGTAGAAGCGACCGTTTACGGTATTGACTACAGCGCCAATGAAAAATATGCCAAAGCGCTCAAAGTTACGTTGCAAGCCAATGACGGTCGGATGGTGCAGTTTTACTCCCCTAGCGTTAAAGTTACGATTAGCTGTCCCGCACGCTGTCCGATAGCGGTTGTAATCTGTGAAGAAAATGATTGGATTGAAAAAGTGCAGAGACAGGGTGAACATAAGATTGTCGGCGACACCCTTCAATCTCGGTTGAAGCTAGGCGACTTAGTGACAGTTACAGGCCGGGTAAAAGCGGCTTACAACAATAGTAAATCAGTCACAATTAACTGCATTAAGCTTGTCGAACTGGTATCGCTTGGTGGGCGACTACCCCAAAAAGAGTATACTTACAGTCCGGGTGACTTCCTTGTAACTTACAACGCAAAAGGTGAGCGCGTCCGAGATGAACATAAAACCAACAATGGCGAGATTTGGAGTTGCAAGCGCGTAATAAATGAAGTGCTAGAGAACGGTCACTCTTTTTCTGTCCCCTTAGCGGCAATAGACTCCCTCAAGGGTAACGCCGCCGACCTAGACGGTTATTGGCTCAATCAGTTGTTAGCCAGCCAAGAGACGTATTGCCTAGCCTGTTGGCTTGACAGTCGGAGGGAGAAGCCATTCAACAAGAAGCAAGCAACTGACATTTATTAATCCAATGGGGAGCAATCCCCTTTGTTTACCTACTTAACACCGCAAGATGACACCATTAACACCTAAATTCATCCAAGCTAAGAGCATTCTCAAATCTCATCCCGTCCCTGGCGGCGGCGGACAAGCGTCCGGTTATGTGACACTCAGAGCATGGGGCGAGCAGCAGTGGGTAACTCATTTTTACGATATCCAGACTGGTGGCTTCAACTCAGGTCGCTATTGGGACACCCTAAGCGACGCTGAGAATAGCTTCAGTGTGCGGGTCAAGGACTATGACAATTGAAGAGTATCGGAACCAATCTTTAGCAATCTTGAAATTGCCGGACAGCGAATGCTGGCAAAAGCTTCTAGAGTTGGAAATGGAATATCTAGCAGAGCAAGCTGTCCCCGATGCAGAGAGAGCAGCAGAGCTAATTTTGGAGGCCCAAAACCGCGGCGAACTACCAGAACTAGAAAATGCAAGTCAAGCGTGGACTTGCGAGTTGCTGGATCTGTCGGATGACGATAATCCAGATTTCAGGTTTTGGCGATGCACCGATGGTAATTTCACAATCGATGTGTCCGCTGATGATGGAGAGGTGAATTTTATCTGGGGTTAACTGTTGACACTCTCAGCTCTAAAGAGACTGAGTTTCCCACATACCGTATTTCTTTTATAAAGAAGCCCCGCAACTAGCTAGTCAGTTGCGGGGTTTTGCGTACAGATTCACAGTCCTGTAGGTTTGCCGTTGACGCGAGTAAACACCCGTCCCCAGCCATCGCTCGGATTAGCCCAAAGTTCACGCATCAAGTCAAAGCTGTAGCGGTCATTCTTGCCAGAATAGCCCCCAATTTTCCGATAGAAGTTCTGAGCACCTTCGCGGACACCGTATGGGTCATTTATAATGATTTGCTTGGTGTTTCTATCGTACCCAACTATGCAAACAATGTGCCCCGAACTCTTGTAAATAAGTCCCGCTGGCATAGGCATATCTGCGTCAATGGAGGCGATTACATGGTCAATATTTAGCGACGTGCTGAAGTATGATTCCAGTCCTAGTTCTGCGAGTGCGCGAGTGTTTGCGGTATGGTCTGTCGTATCCCCGAAAGTGTTCAATATGCGACCATAATAGGACTCTCCCTCGCTGTAACCTAAACGTTTCGCCGCATCAGTCAGCGACTCTAATCCGTGACGCTTCAAAATGTAATTTGCAGCCATCGCATTCGATGTCATGCAGCACTGTCTCGAACCCGACCCAAACAGATTAGAATTGTTATCATTTTGGTCAAAGTGGTCAACATTTAACAGCTTTTTAGTAGTCATAAATTCTCACGGTAATTGAACTTTTTAACTTTTTTATGAATTCGTAGTTTAATTATTTTAATGATACAGAGAGTTCTTACTAGGTCAGCTTCAGCATTTTCCCTTAATCCATGTGCCGCCATTCCCGATATGTACCCATATTGAATCGACATATCTTCTAAAGCATACAGCAATTCTTGCAAGGTGGACTCTGGATTTTCCAATACTTGAGAAACTTGATATTCTGGCACTGTTCTTCAGAATTAAATCTGTAAAATTTTACGATTTTAATTATTGTTGTCAATGTCTTCTAATGAGTCATCTTTTACGGTGTTAGAATTTCTGAAAGTTGTTCCAGATACTACTATTGTCACCATAGTATTGATTGCAACTATCATCTGAGAGGGGATTTCGCGGCCTACCCATATTAGCAAGTTGTAGTTGATAACCGCAGTTACCATAGCAAGGGCTAAGCCTACCAGCGCATAATCAACGGTTGATAGTTTTACTTTTGATTCTTGTTTAAGACCTGTCGCTTTGAATACACTAGACATAACGCTTCCTCCGCCAAAACTACCAAGCAATGCGATTAAGTCTGTTGGGATTGTTTTATTTGTCCAGGTCAAAAGCATATAACTAATTATTATCAATATAGCGCTTGTCGCCATAGTGACAATTACATAATCCGCTAAAAATAACTGCTTCATTTATCTCAACCCTCATAAAAATCGGACTCGTTAACTTGATTTAGTCGTCGTCTTTCTCTCTCCCATTTAAGCTTTTCTCTTAGCCCTTCTACTCGGTCTGCGGGTGAATCATATCCACCCGCGATGAAGTCACTAGCACCCATGACCGTTCCTAATAGTTCATGGACTAAAGCCATTTGCTGTTGAAGCATTTCAATATTGTTGGCATTTGGTTCGACTTTGCGAAGAAGTTTGTTTACATTGTTCTGGTTTTCTTGAGTCTTCGTTTTTGCCGCATCAACCAATTTGACAAGTATTGCATAAGCACCTTCAAGTTTTCTAACTTTTTTCAACAGGAAAAGAAAAGCAACAATATTGATTGTACTTAATATGATAGACACATATAGCAATAGCTGTAAACAATTGCTAAATAAATCAAGGTCAACGTTAGTCGCGTTCCAGTCAATGATTTCCACTGTAGTAATAGAGGTTTCAATGTAGTGAATCTAGATCAATTGTTTGTGTATTTCATAAACCTTTATAGCAAAAGTATAGACCCCCTAATTCGCCTGCCAACACTTTGATAATTCATTTTCGCAATTTGCTATAATCCATTATTCAATGACCGAGGCTTCTATTTTAAGTTTACCTTCTTCTACTATAACGTCTTGAGTTCCAATTGTGCGCTGAATTCCGTAAATTAAGCTTAAGCCGCTTTCAAGGCTTTCGGTATCAGAACCAGCTATAACAAAAGTTGCACTTAAAGAGTTTGCTCCGATTGTAGTTGTCATTGCAGCACCCGCAACCGTAAGAACTGCCGCAGAGTCAGGGTCTGTTATCAATTGTTTGGCCAAGAATTTTAACGTTGCGCCTGTTTGGTTTGCGCCTTGGATGACAATTTGACAAAAATAATCTTTCCCCATTTTTAGCGATTGACCGTCAGCGTCTTCATCGTCAATTGTGAATCGAGAATAATTTTTAATCATCGTTAATCCTTGGCTAAAATAAGGGTTCCACTTGCAACATTAGCCCTTTGACTGATTGTGCTATTTTCAACTATTACCACAAAATCAAACTCTGACTCTGTACCAGAAAAAATAACTTGATTAGGGCGTAACTGCAAGGCTGCCAAAAGTAATATTTTCCCATCTCCCAAATCTTGAACAAAGTCAGTTATTATTCCACCTGGCGCTCCGAACCTGGTTTTGGTTAAAATAACGACATCTGTTCCAGGTTGGTTGATTTTAAAAATTACTTGCAGTAATTCAACGGCCAAAACGGTTGTTTCTGTAAAGTTAATTGCTAAGCTGATTTGATGGGAATTACCCTGTCTTAGACTCTGCCGGTGCAAGTTTTTCCCAACACAGGAAATTGCTGCTGTAGGTGCTGGCGATTCAGGCCAAATAGCTAGACTACTGCAAACGGTTTCAGTTTCAGTATTAACTAAGCTTGCCGGAAAGTGTTTGATAAGCGCGGTAGCTTTACCATTTGACTCCGTTCCTACCTCTCCCAACCATTGACTTGATAGAAACCATTTAAGGCCTAGCTCGGTCGCCATAGATTCGGTTTCTGAAACTGTTGCAGCGTCAGGATAAATACGTTTCCTTAGTCCCGATGCTAATATTTCAACAGTTTCAGTTTCGGTTAGCGCTGATGCAGCGGGGAAAAACTGGGGCATGATAATAAACCAAGAATTTAAAAGGGCATTTCAACAATACCCTTTTAATTATTTGAGTTGAAAAGTGAACGTACCCGCCTGTAGAATCATTTGCGCGTTAGTAGCCATGTTTACACTTGGAACAAGAGGGGCGCTAGCAAGATATGGCCCACCATCCTCTGAACCAAATAAAGCGACATGAGAAATATTACCTTGAGCGCTTGCACTTATTGGAAATTGTAAGTTTAGAGCGGTTCCCAAACTACCATTTACGGCTGAGGTGAATGAAGTCTTATTATTGTTAAGTGCTTGCCTAACGTATTCAGCAGCGGCGGGTTCAATTCCGCTGGCGGTTGCCGTTGGCGCTGAACTCGTGTATCCCGCCCACAGAATTGGCTCAAGCGGCAAAGGTGTACCCAAGTAAAGGCAGTTCATAATCGCAGTTCGCCAGTATTGACTGTAGTGCGAAGTAGCTTTAAATCTATGGGTGATAACACCAGCAGGGATTATTAAACTATTTCGATTCTGAATGGTTAAAGACCCGTCTATCGGGATGAAAAGCAACGGGTTTCCGCCCACACTGGAATCGTAAATAGTCAAAGCGACTGGGGTTCCTTGCGCCCCGGACGCTCTTGGTAATTCCAGGTCTGCAATATTAGTGACCGTGCCATCTACAGCTACGCTCCAAACGGTTGGAATAGCGCTAATTCGAGCGTAGTTAGCGCCAACAGGTTCGGTTCCAAAACCGTTTAAAGCCGATGCTGTCATCGTGTACCCGATATGCTTGCTCGGTGGTGGGAAATTAATCCCACCGAGCAGTGCGTCTTGGATTTTGTTGGCAAGCCAGCCTGATATCGTTCCGTTAGCCATTGCCTTCTACCTCTTTCGGCGGCTTGTTCTTTGCCTTGGATTCAAACAAAACTTGTTGCTGAGGTTCTGTTGGCAGGTCGGGAGATATCGGGATTGTTTTTTCTTCAGTTTTTGTGTGAAATTCTTTATTAAAGTCCGTGACTTCAATCAACACAAATTCTAATTCGGGGCGGCGATTATCTCTGACTTTGATTAGTTCAACCATGATTTCACCCTAAGATTCTACAGGCACATTCGGGCCTGATAACAGCACATCCGTAGAGAACATCGAAACAAAACTTTGTCTGCTTGTATTCGCGAGAAATCTCCAACCGCATTGTCATTCCCGACAGGTCATCGGTAAAAGATTCAATTCGATTTCCGATTGGGTCAATGTCTAACAATGGGCGAACAGCAAGCGCAAAGGAGTCTCGGTGGAAAGCCATGTTGACGACGTGACTAGCTACAACCGTGATAGCTGTACTCGCAGCGGGAGCAGTTTTTAGTGCTGGAGAAATTGGCCAACTTGTCAAGGTAGCGTCCTTTCCTACAACGTAGCCGTTCGGGTCGCCTGCAATCTTGAACAAATCACCTTCGACAGGTGCGACTGTTGCACCAGAAACAGTTAAAGTTTTCACCCCAATCGTGTTGGCTGCGCCCGTCGTAACAATCGTACCCGCAGCTTGGGTTACGTGAGTAAGGGAGTTTTGGGTCATGTACCAGTCAAAGCCAAGTTTTCGACCAATCATCCCCTCTTGAATTGTTGCAACAGAACCAGAGTCGGATGCAGAAATAAATTGAGGGAGTGAGTTTGCGTTTGCCTCAGCATCAACATCTAAGATAATTCGGCGGTCAGCCATTGGAGCAAGTTGTCGGTTCAGAACTTTTCTTGCTTCTTGTGCTGCACCCAACCCACGATGCGAGGCATAAGTTCCAGCTACTTCCGGTTGAAAAGGTGTTTGTCCAGCGGTTCCGGCGATACCTGGAATCTGTTTGTACAATCCCATAATTGACTTGTCAATCGAGTTCGCCAAACTACGAGCGGCTTCGAGAACTTGCAAATTTTGAAATCCATCCATTACTTGAAGAAGGTCTTTGTCTGTCATCGCAAATTCGACCTTCTTCCACTGGTCAAGCTTTACTTGCACCATGCTCGGCGAAATTGCTGGAGCGGGGTAGGGGATGTGATTGGGAATTACATCTACGGCATCGCCCATGCTGGAAGGAATTGGAACATCGACAGTTGAACCGCGTTGCCTTGCGTCGGTGTCAAAGTTTCGATTAACGAGCGCACCCATGACTGAGTTTTCGCGCAACGCCACAATACCTTGGGCGAGAATTTTAGGGATTACTGCTTCTAAATTATTAGCCACTTTTTTGTAAATGAAGAGGGGAGTATTCAGCCGCGCTCCGAATCACTCGTAGAAGAAAGGCATCACGCCAACCTTGGGCTAACTTTATAGTCAACAAAAAAGCCGGAGACCGTCCGGCTTGTAAGATATTCAGCAAAAAGTTTTGATTATCGGGTAATAATTGCCTTGCCAGAGGCAATATCATCCATATTGGCACGACCATTTCGAGCTTGTTCTATGGAATAGACTCTAACCGGTTTTCCGTTTGAGCTAACGGTTGGGGTTGCACCCGTGCCAGAGTTGGTATTTTCAGGCTCAAACAGCACGCCCGTCGAACCCTTTTTCAGGTCAATCATTTTTTCACCGATTGACTTCGGCCGTCCATCGCTATTCATCTCAACGTTACCAATAGCGTTAAGAAAGACAATTTTGCCATCTTCTTCTAGCTTGATACGTTTTTGAAGTACAGATAAAATCGTTTCAACAGGTGTAATGTCTTCCATGCCTTGTGCTGTCAAGTCAAAACATGACTTTCTGCCACCAGCCTCAAAAAAAGCTTTTTCAATTGCTGTCGTTGTACGCAGATTGTTGATTTCATTTTTTAGCTCGGAAGCTTGTTTCCGAGCCATCTCTGTCTCTGTTAAGTATTGCTTTTTCGCTTTATCGTACTCCTTTCGCATTAGCAAGTCTTGCTCTTCTCTTTCTTCATTAGCTAGTTTTAGCTTTTGGTATTTGTCTGGGTCAATAGCTTTGACTTTCTCCAACTGAGCCAAAAGCTCTTGTTCTTTGGCGGATTTTTCGTTAAGTAACTTTTGTATCGCTGCTTTTTCTTCTCTCTCTTTTCGCAGTGCTGACAGCAGACCGTCATTGTCTGGCGACTCGGCTCGTGTAGTAGCTTGCTCCGTGGCGGTTGTCGGTTCAGTTTCGATTTCTGGAGGCATAAATGATTATAATGGAGACTTCAATCTCTATTATAATCACCATGTCGCTTAACTTCAAGCATCAAGCCATCAAACAAGACCCAGACTTGCCATCTTATTTGAGTGAAGAATACTTGAATCAGTTGCCGTTCTGGGAATTCGTAGCTGATATGTACGAAGGTAGAACGGCATGGTATATGGTTGAGCCATTCCGAACTGGGTCAAGTATGGTTCTTGACATCAATATAAGCGCAAGATATTTGCCCAGAGAAGAGGCTGAACCTGAAGAAGAGTATGCGAAGCGCATGTCTCGAAGTTACTTTGACAGAAAGTTTGCAGATGCTATCGACAGTAGTGCCGGATTTTTGTCTCGCTTTTTATTGAATGATGATGTACACGAAAGTATTAAAACCAGTATCAACAACGTTGACCTCTGCGGTAACAGTCTGGAGGTATTCTTGACGGCGGCAGATATAAAAAGTCTGCGAGACGACCACTGCTTTGTCATGGTTGATTTTCCAAAGCGAAACACCGAAATAACTGACGCTTATACTGAATCAAAATACAAAACTCGCCCCTATTTTTTATTAATTGATGCTAGAGATGTTATTAACTGGGATACTGAAATCAAAAACAATAAAATGATGGTGACTCAAGCCACAGTTCGGGAAACTTTTGTTAGAAAAACTGGACGATACGGTAGTGAAAAGGCGACTCGTTATCGAGTGTTAACCCCAGGCGCTTATAAGGTATATGAAATAGAAGAAACGCCGACGCAGACTGATTTAACTTTAGTTGAAGAAGGTACAACCACACTAGATTTTGTACCGTTGATTCCCTATTGCTTGCTACCGAGAGATTCAGACTTTTTTACTGGCAAACCACCGTTATACGATATTGCCGAATTGAATTTAAAACTATATCAGAAACAGTCCGAGAAGGATGAAGCGATGCACAAAGCGAATATGGCTATTTTGCAAATTCAAGAAACAAGTCCTCCTAGAGTGAGGTCTGACAAAGACGAAACTCGTGTTGCAACAATAGGGCCGAACACTTGTCTGTGGAATGTGAACGCTTCATTTGTTGAACCATCGGGTTCAGCACTGGGACATACACAACTTGACATTGAAAAGCTAGAGACAACTATTGAGAAAAAGACACTTGCTTTTCAAAGCGGATACGCTGCACCCCCTACGGCAACAGAGATTGCGCGTGATTCAGCTACGGCACAAGCTAGTCTAGGCTCAATGGCTAGAGCTAAAGAAAGCATTGTGCAGCAACTGTTTGATACTTGGTGCTTGTACATGAATGCACCGGGCAAAGGTGGAACCATTAAAGTCAATAAAAAGATTGTTGAAGTTGGAATGAGTGAAGCAAAAGCCGGATTGTTATTACAAATCCGTGCCGCTGGTGAGATTACTCGTCAAACATTCTTAGAAGAGTTACGCAAAGGTGAAGTGTTGAGCAAAGACTTTGATGTTGATGCCGAAGTTGAAAAACTAGAGAGTAAAATGAAGCAAGAATCTCAGCGGCTTTAGTCCTGAGAGTGTCAAATCAATCAGTAGTATATTCACAAGGATTAATAAAAATGCGCGACCTCAGAAAAAATGCAAACAGAGTGCGAATTGCCCTTTGTCTAGGAATAGAAGTTTACAATACTATCTTGACAAAACTAGAAGAAGCCGAAAAAGTAAGCGTGTATTTAATTGAAGAAATAGAGACCGACTTAACCGAGTTAGAAGAGTTAATCAAAACTACAACTCGTGAATTAGGCAGCCCCAGTTCAGCTTTAGTCAAAGTAGATGTGTTAGGATTTCAACCCGGAGAACGGTCAAAAGGAATGATTGTACTTCGTTATAACTTAATGGAAAAACTTGGACTATCGCTGGGAATCAAGCCTAACTTTACAACTATAAGAAACATTGCAACTGCAATGAGGTTTGATTTAGGAGGTGAAAACGCTCTAATTTTTGGACAAATTCAAAGAAGTTGAATGGTAACTTTTCGTAATTATAAAGAAAATCCAACTATCGGAATTCGTAATAAACTGGTAGAACAAAATATCAATTTGGCGCGTTTTGTCGCACATAAAATTGCGTCAAGAGTGCCTATTCCTTACGAAGAATTAGAGCAAATTGCATCAATGGGATTGATTTTAGCAGTTGAGCGATACGACCCTACAATAGGTGCTAAATTTAGCACCTTTGCAATCCCCTTGATTACGGGACGGCTATTGAACTTCGTTAGAGACAGTTCTAATGTCATTCAATTGCCTCGAAAATATCATGAGATACTTCAAAAAGGAAAGAGAATCCTCAGAGAATTAAGCGTATCTTTGGGGCGGACTCCCACTAAAAACGAGTTCTTTCAATCACTTTTCAACCTTGGAGTTACTCAATCTGAGTTTTGCAAGGCTAAAAAAGCATATCAAGATTGTAGATACATATCCTGTTATGATACCGCAATCAGTAGTGTCTCAGATACGCTTAACTCAGAGGTTGAGCCAACTTATTCTTATAAATCGCGGGAATTGCAAGCTAACGAAACTCACATAGTAAATAGTTTAGAAAAGAATGAATTAATAGGTAAAATAAAGAATATATTAGAAGTGGATATTGCCGATTTGAGCTATCAAGAAGCCGTAATCCGCTTGTACTTCTTTGAATATCTATCCGTCAATAGAATAATTGAATTGTTAGACCTGTCTAAAGTACAAGTATTTGAAGCTATAAAAGAGTGGTGTCGGTCTGTCTAGGCTTTAGTATCTGCTTGAACGAATTGATATCTTTGGCTTTAAGAATACTTTTTGATTTTTCTTTCTTGTTCTGAATATTTGCCCAAGTTCTATGTTCTAACTTACCCAAATCAAGAGAATCATTGCTCAAGGTAGATTCTAATACACGTTTAAACTGTTCAACCTCAGATTCATTAAGCAATATATTAGCCAGTCGCCACGCCTTGCGAATAGTCTGTGGGTCTTCATTTCCAAAGTCCGCTAAGCTTGTGAAATCATTAGTGAAGCTAGCTTTTAAAAATCGAATAGCCAATATTCCTGATTCCATTGTTTTAACTCTTGTAATATCCAATGCCTGTTTGATATCGAATAGGTTCATTTAGACAGAAATGTGCACCAGAAGCAGCATCGGTAATATCTTTGACTTTCCCATCAGGAAAATCGTGCATCCAGCTTAAAAATCTGTCATTCCACGAGGCTCGTAGAAGCTTGACTTTCCCCCTAAAAGTGTCAGTAGCCAAAGGCTTTGCACGTTTCACCTTGTCTCCGAGTGGTCGGACACCTTCTGCATCAATGTCTGAGTGTAATCCCATTAGTAATTGTTTGATATGCTCCTCGTCGCGTTTTCCACTACTTCCCCCTTCCAACTCCCAACGGACTTTACACCACAATCCATCCTGTTGCGCGGTTGCTATCATTAATTCGTCACCGCCAACAGGCCCAACTTGTTCAGCGATAACGTCAACCACGTAATAAATTTCATCAACTAATCGCATTTTGACTCCGGCGGTATAGCAGGCGTTAGAACGAACGGCCGCCTCTGTTGCCGCCAAATCCCAAAACCTAACTTCTTCACCGTTGTAATCTAAAGGCGGAACATCATCAACAATTTCAAACCAAGCGCGGTTAAATAGCTTCCCCGACTCTTCCTTAACCCTCCAATTTCCGTAAAGTAGTCGAGCTTGGTCTACTGGATGCAGCGCCTGAAGATTTGCCAGATACTCCGGGTTCTGTTGCATCAAAATTTGATTGTCTTCGATTTTAGCAGGAATGAAAGTGAAACTTTTTGCCATTAAGTCAGGATATCTATTCTCAAGTTCATCTCTTGAGCTACCCCAAACAATCTCGCCACTCTGCCGAACAAAGTAGCGAACGACTCCACTATGCTCTGGAATTGGGAACCCTTCGTCATCTAGCCACCAATCAATAAACCCTGCAATCCAAGAGTCGGCATCGGGGTTAGTTGTACAACGAACATAGGGGCGAATTCCACAAGTTGAGCGGTTGCGACTAAACAGATAGAAAACAACTGATTCGCTAAAATGTGTTAATTCGTCTATCAGTAGAAGGGGAATTTGACTACCTTGATACTTGTACTTAGCTTGCTCGTTTCCCAAGTGTCCAAACCCTATTTTTGCGCCACTAGGAAACAGCCAGTCAAGCGTACCTCTTCTAGGGATTGCACCTAATAGCGGATAGATGTCTTCTGAAGTATCCCAAAGTGCGCCTTCTTCGGTTATTTGAGGAAAACTTTGTCTAAAAAAGACGGCACCAAATTTTGGATTTGTTATATGACGTAAAGCCTCTAGTAGCAGTGCATAAGTTTTTCCTCCACCTGCCGCGCCGCCGTAAATACAAAAATCTGCCGAGGTAGTTAAGAACACTTCCTGTTGCCCTGACTGTGGCTTGAGTATTAAATCTGATGACTTGACGGGTAATTTCTTGTATTGTTTTACGGGCATAGCCAGACTTAATCTCGATTGTTTTCAGGAAGGTAAATAGACACAGTTTGCGGCCTATCTAAATTAATCTGTTGAGGAGCTTCTTCAGTCTTTTCTTTCATCCCGCAGCGAGTCTTCTCATACCAAATTAGTGCCGTCATGTCACGGTCAACGGTTGCTTTTTCAAAAAGCACTTTAGCGACAGTTATCCTTGCTCTGGCTAAACCTTTGTCATAAGCTTCTTTAATGGTTGGGTTCCATTTTTTATTGCGGTACAAGGTTGATTCGGACACACCCAAAATCGCTGCTATATGTCCGACAGGTAATCCGTAACCAGCCATTACGCCAATTGAGCGTAACTCTGCTTCTGTAAAGACTTTCTTGGGGCGACCGCGAGAAGTTTCAGTTGGCTGCTCCTCTCCTGATTCTAAAGTTGATTCATCGTCAAAATCTACAGTCTCGGTCATGGGGTTGCAATTGTTGATACTAAAATTAATGTCAACAATTTATAAACAAGATGACTTTAGACGTGTATTGGGGAGGTTTATTCTACAACTCGTGTGCGCCACTAGAGTTGAGCTTGAATTAGTGTATTCACAATTGCGCTTACTGTTTTGCAAACTTGAATCTACCAAACCGCAAAGTAGAAGCAAAACAAATACTTAACTTTTTAACGAGTTACGAAAAACGCACAAGCTACGCGGCGTGGTTGTTACAGCGGGGTTATCCCGTAGTATTTTCCAGTCATGTTGACCCGTTTGCGACGACAAACGAAGACTTAAGCCTGAGCATTCTTGAATTATTTATACTTAAAGGAATTCCATTTACCTTGCAGACCCGGCAGAACCGGAGTTGCCAGAGTCGAAACCAGTCTATCCAATCGTTCCAAGGATGGCGGAGAAGTACGATTGCATCGTGATTGCGTCAACAAACGAGATGGATTACGCTTTCTTGAAAACCGTACTAGAACTTGAAACCAACAAAAGTTTTAAAGGTAATCACGTTGGGCAAACGCACGTTATCAAAGCTGAAAAGTTTTGCCAATTGTGGAGAGCTAATAGTAAGCAGTTAAAAGGTGACGTTTGATGAGCCTTAAAATCATTATTCCCAGTAAAAACAAAGCGTCGAGCGTTATCGCTTACAAGTTAGTTGAGAATGGTGTTCTGTGCGTTCCAGAATCTCAAGTTAGTGACTACCAAAGATATAATTCAAACGTAGAAATCATTGGATATCCTGACAGTATTGAGACTTTCGCTACTCGGAATAAATGGATATTGGATAAATTTAATCACGTTTTTTTATAAGTGACAATATTATCAATTGTTTAAAGCTGTGTGGAATTAAGAGTGAATCAACGAAAGTAGAGCCAGAAAAGGTAACAGAGTTGATTTACAATGCTGATGATATCGCAACTCAACTAGGTACATATTTATTCGGATTTAGTGCTAATTGTGTTGCCGCCAGCTACCACGGATTAAAGCCTTTTCGCAGCAGTGGAAGTATTGATGGCTATGCCTTTGGAGTGCGCTCAGGCTCGAAACTATTTTGGAACGACAACATCACTGAAGACTTGAATCAAATATGGCTGTCAGGGTTAAATGCACACTTTCATCGTTCTTTATTTGTTGACGAGCGCTTTGGATTTAAGAAAGCTCAAACTTACGCGCATATAGAAGGTAAAAAAAACTAACGACTCTGAATTGCTCAAACATTATTTTGGTAGCGCCGTCACTCAAAAGAAAGATAGGTTAGAGTTTAATTCACAATTTTAATTAAGGCTCCAAATCGGTTAATTCCCTTGCAACCTCTTCCAGTCTGGTGATTGTTATTACTTCCGGCGTGTTAACTCCAATATACTTCTTTTTAGGGCTTTTCCCACCCATTTTTCGACAGCCGTACCAAAACCACAGAGCATTCTGTGGCTGTCTTCTGGCAGTGAAAGGTTTGTGCCCCAGAGAAGACACGAACCGAAAAGATGGAACCGATTGCAGCCAGTCCCTACCCTGTTCTGAATCTAATTGAAAAATTGTTCCGTCTGGTAGCGTGACCGCACCCGCTGAGACTATGGCGATGGTTTGTTGCATAGTCCGTCCCCTTGAGTCGCGAGTAAAGGTTACGCCTGACTCTTGCGACTGCGAAGATTCTTTTTGCTGAAGTGACATTTTACTGATTTCCGTGTTTTCGTGTGCTCATCTAGGCTACCACGCTGACCGGATTTTGGGAAGCCCCGATTTTGATGGGTCAGCATATTTACTGAATCACACCCATGCCCGCGAATATACGCTACCGTCACGCTATCTGTCAACCCCCTTGTGCCAGTTTCCGTGTAATCGTTACACCACATACTTTTTAAGCCCTTGTGACAGTTTCTTTGCAAAAATGCTTGACATATCCCAAAATCTGTGGGATAGTAGTTTTAGTTGGAAAAACAAACCACTTCAAAAACAAAACCATGAAAAACCTAAACCTCTCTCAGAAAACATTCACAGCAGAAAGCAAGATTGTAGTTACCGGAGGCAAAAAAAAGAAAGAAACCTGGTCGAAGGCTTTAGTCGAAAACTCTATACCCACAGCAACTGCTTGTGAGTCACCTGCGCTCAATCCAGCAATCGCCCAATTAGATACCTTGCGCCAGCAGGAAGATGAGTTATTTGAAGGATTCCTTGCCAATCCACAAGAATCTCTTCTAGAACAAATTCAAGCAATTTGGACACAACGAAGCAAGGTATATCAAACAATGGATAACGCTATTACATCAATGCCAGCCGAACTCATTGAATCCGTTTCAAAGCCAGCACCCGTAGCCGAAACACCCTATACCTTAGAAGAGTTTCAAGCTATACCAAGTATCGCAAACTGGCGATATACGGGTGAAGTTTTCAAGCGGCGCTGGTCTTGTAAAGGCGCAACGGAGAGGTTTTCAACACTTCCCCAATCAGTTATCAATTCCTACGGGTTGACTCCCCGCCAAGTGGCAATCTTGGAAGAAAAAATCCAAATTACTAGACCTCATGTCGTTGTTGAACCAATGCCAGACGGAGGGTTTGAAGATGAGCCTTGTCACGATGTAGCGATGTCTCGCACGTCTGACGATTACGTCAGTAACAGAGACATCATAATGGGACGGTACTAAGTTTGCGGGGGTCGCGCATCCGTCAAACGCGAATTGACATCAACCAGGAGAAAACAATGCCAGACGTAAGATCTTTCGCAACCACGGGAACACTGAACCCAGTTAACGTAGCCGCCATCAATCAAAAAAAATACTCCGATTGCAGATGGCCTCGCAAATACTGTCGGGAATAATTACAGGTAATAATATCCTGCGGTACAAAGACCCAGATGCAGGTTGTCTTGACGACGAAGAAATGACTGACAAAGCGCTGGTCTTTGCCGACTTAATACTTAAGAAAGTCACAGAGTCAGCCGACTAAACCAGTCTAACTCAGAGGGGCGCGACTCACACAACGCGCAAGCAACCACTAATCAACCACCAACACTGACATGACACACTTAAACGTAACTAGAGACATTGCAATTGATGCCGTTAATTACCGAATTAGCGTCCAGAGTTACCAGATTTACAATCTAATAGGGTCGGGTGATCTGATAACAAATATAGTAATACTCGAAGGATGGCTTGTACTTGGATGTCTGCGAGGCTACTCTAGTTTAGGCGATGATATTCCACTGATTTCAAAAAATACTGATAAAAATTACGAATCATCAAGAGGAAACTTTCACACAGAAGAAGGACGAGAATTGGCGGTAGAATACTTACAGCGTTTGACAGATGCTCAATTAATTGAAGCAATCCAACGAACGTTTAACAACATGGCGAATATTTAGTCTAACAGCATTTCTAATCTTTAAGCGCATCAGCGGGAGTTGCGCCCCGCACCACTTAAAGGAGTCACACATTGAAAACCCAACTCGAAGAAATCAACCCCGGTGAAGCCGCTCTAGTCATGTGCGTAGACATGAAAACTTATGATTACGCAAGCAAAAAAGAAAAGTCATTTCAAGGTGTTCCAATCTTGCCTCATGAGTCGCACACAGATGTTGGAATTATCAATTTTCCTGATGAGCACTATCATTACGATTTCCGCTTTTTTCCCAAAGAACTCGTGACAAATTTAATTGGAGAACATGACGAATTTATTGCCGAGGATCCTGACGAATGGTTGGCGGTAGTTCAACGGGCTGACGAGGTAATAGGCAAGCCGTATCTAACAGAATTGATATGCCTCAGAGAGATGCCTGTCTTTCCGCTTAATTACAAATTCAGCGCTAAGCTTGAACGAGCCTATGAGCAGCATTCATTGGTCAACAACATATGCCCTCACAAGGGTTACATGACGTTTGAATCAAACTGTCATGGCTGTGACCGGATTTGCCCTGGGCACGGACTGGGATTCAAAGATGGTAAAGTTTACAAGCGTAGCAAGTTTCTAAGGTACAATTAAAACAATCACATTCCACCCAAACTCAACCAACAGCAGTTTATCAGTAACGGGAATTGCTGTTGGTTGAGCTTTCATATTAAGGAGTAACACAATGGCTAACGTAGCACTTAAAGAAGTCGTTCAGAATGCTCCAGCAGAGTTACAAAATCACAAAGTAGTTTTGACCGATGCTCAGATTGTTGACTGGACAAAATTCACAAACAATTTACGGACGTATGTAGTGGTGCAGGTAACACCGCCACCGCCAGCAGCGACGCTAATCAAGTACGTTGTAGCAGATATTGCTGACAAGTTTGTTGCTGTAGCTGATACGGAGCAAGAAGCTAAAACTATTGGCGCTGGTGTCGGAATTGTTTGATACAATGATTGCAGACAAACTAATATTGGCAAAAGTTCTTTTAGATTTTCTACTTTTGCCTTTTCTACCTACTTTAAAATACGCAACAAACCCGCCAATAAGAGCGTAACCGATGCCAATCAATAACTACAGGACTCGTGACAATCGTGGAGAGAATCACCCTCGTTCAATTCTAACCGAGGGTGACGTTTGGGAGATTATCAAGCTCCAATCTGAAGGACTTAGTATTGAATCAATCTCTCAAAAGTTTGGAGTGTCCAAAAGTACGGTTCGCAGTATTTTAGCCGGGACAACTTGGAAGCATTTAAAAAGGGAAAAAGATGCAAATAATTAAATGGCTTAACGACAACGAAGTATTAATTAGCAGTCAGCTTGCTTCAGCAATGGCGGCATTTGAGTTTCACAATGGCGAACTTAGTTTGACTGACGAGTTAGTAGGTGGACTTATCAAAGAGTTAGTTAAGTTCACTAAAGAAGCATTACAAGATAGAGACAACTTCTATGACAAAGGCGACAAAGCTAGTACAGTTTACAACTTAATCTCAGAAAATTGTGCATCCCACGGACTACAGCGCGCAATTGACGAAATAGAAAACAGGTTACATGAATGGAAAGTTTGCGATGAAATTGATTGCTTGATAGTTGAAGTTGTAGCCTGTACGGTTCAATGTTGTGACAACTGAACTTTGCTAAGCAGTGTCAAAACCATTGCTCTATAACTGCCTCAGCTACTCGTTGCATCATTCTAGGTGGAACGCTCATACCAATCATGTACTTGCCTAGCCTGTCAGTCTTGGCTTGGTAGTCATCAGGAAATGAGCCGAGGCGTTTCCATTCCCGGAATGTGAGAATGCGGCATTCTGACCAATGCGAAAGTACGTGTGCGCTTGCAGTCAAGGTAGCTGAAGGGAAAGATTGCGACAGCCGGCAATGATTGAAAAAAGATTTTTTCCCATTCTCCTTTTTGCAAGCTTTATCGTAGTTTTGTCCAGGCTTTGTTTTGCTCCAAAATCTGATATCTGTCTCTCTTGGGCTTGTGTCTCTAATCTCACTATCGGTCAATATTTGTAAATCACTTGTAGCCTCGCCTGCGCTAATCCATCTGTGCGTAGGGCTAAGAATCAATTTAGGCTTAGCGATATCATTTCGTAGCGCTACGAAAAACACACGCTCTCGCTTTTGTGGAACGCCACAATCGGCGGCGTTAACTAGAAATAGTTGAACGGTATATCCAATTTCCTTAAACCTAGCCATAATCAACTTTACATAGCCTTTTGCGTTGCCTTTAATCAATCCTGTAACATTCTCCGCAATACAAACTTTAGGTTTTAGTTTTTCAGCTAAATCTAAGTAGTCAAAGAACAAATCATCTAGCACTTGCTTAGATTGCCCTTCTCTAAAATGTTTTGCTTTCCCCCAATCTTTTTCTCTGTTTCCTGCTATCGAAAAGTTTGAGCAAGGCGGACTACCATCTAAGATATCCAAATTAAACAATTCATCAGGCAATTTTTGCTTGACTAAATCTTTAACAGGACACAAGAAATAATATTTTGGATTCAGATTTAATTTATAATGATAAGCCATTTCTGGGTCTATATCATTAGCAGCAATCACATCACAGCCAGCTAATTTATAACCTAGTGAACTGCCGCCACCACAACTAAAAGTTGTCATTACCTTTAATCCGTTTGTTGGCACAGATTCTAAATCTTTTAAGAACCAAGCATGAGGATTAGTCGTTGAATTCAAATTGACATTTTGGACACTTGTGTTGGAATTCATAATCATCTGCATCTATTTCTTTAGTTGAAGAAGGTTTAATACTATTATCGTCATCTTCATTTTGCATATTGTCAAGATTTAACAAAAAGTCAATATCATCCCCGTCAAATCCAATCATTAACTCCTGTGCGTCTGCTAGTTCTTGAAGTTCAGCAAGCAGACCTTCATCATACATTCTGGAAATATCAAGCGCCGTGAAGTCGCCGCCAACCATAGTCAGGGCGTTGTCATCTATCGCGTAAGCACGAGCTTTAACTTCCGACTCAGAATCATTCCCGAACAACACCGGGACACACCAGTTACCGCTATCATCAATCGCAATTCCTTTAGGTGGCTTCTCCCCGTTGTGTTGCATCCATAATAACGCTTCTACTCGTCCGTTTCCGGCAACTACGCCACCAGCGCCACCGTTTAGCTTAGACTCCCATTTGATTGCTGATTTAAATCCATACTTTCGTAATGAGTCGGCAATTTTGCCAAGGTCATGTTTTTTGAGATTTTTCTCAAATAATGTAGCTTCCGAGATTGGAACGTATTGAAGGGAGAGAAGTGAATCCATAAAGTGCTGGTTAGATATTGTAGATATTGTCACCAATTTAGCGACGACTTGACAAATGTTGTTTATCTTGCTAAGATATTAACAGCTAAGTCAAAAGAAGTTTTCAATAAGGAAAGAACCAATGCTAGTCACAGAACTAATAGAATATCTCAAACAATGCAACCCCGATGCTAGGATTGCGCTATCTGTGAACGAGGAAGAATGCACATCGGTAGACTTTCTCGATTTCAATACAAGTCTCAATCGAGTCTGTTTGTACGAGTACAGACCTGAGTCAACCAGTCAATTTGTAATTGTTTCTGAATCAGTTGCAGCGTAATTTCATCTACGGTTAAACGCATCAATCTATCTTAGGTTAATGCGTTCAACGTTTTAACCACTTCAAAAAGCAAAAAGGAAAATCAATGGGTGAACAAAAACGTCGGCAGATATTAGACCCTGGCTACGGGAAGCCAACACAATTCAGCTATCAGTCTTGTTGTGATGGCAAAGTTGTAGTTAAGCCTCTTAACTGCAAACTATCTGTAACAAGTGGTTTCCCAATTGAGGTAGAACCGTTCAGGAATATAGAAGAAGTACCAGACCGACTACTAAATCAAGCTAGAAAGGAATGCGTAAAATATGCAGATTTTTGTGCGCTTGTATTTGTAGAAAGTGTCACTTTGGAGGAACGCTTTATTCCCCCTATTGTTGCAACAACATTTCCGAGACTAAATGAAAAAGGAATAATTTCTGTAGGGGCGATGTACGCTTGTGGCGCTAAGACTAACTCAGGCATCATGAGTATGCTGACGCTTGCCCTTGTTATCCCATTAGTCGAAGCAGAAATTAACTACCTTGTTGCCACAGCATTTAAAAAGTTTCTTGAGGAGAGACCGCAAACTTGAGCAAAGTCCAAGTCGTCGTACTTAGGTTGTTCGCGTACCAAAAATCACAATCAACCTAAGTACGATACTCCAGCAAAAACCCTCAAACGACTATATATCAACGATTCAAGACTAAAACGCCTTAAGGTTTATTAACTCTTTATTTTCTTAAAGAAATTTCTATAGAAAAGAGTTAACAAAGAAAAAAGAAATCCTGCACGTCCTTAAGGCGATTTAGTCTTGAAAACTTTGAAACCCTTACTGTATATAGATTTCTGCGATATCACGGAGGTTGTTGTAAATTCGACACTAATAGACTATGATTATTGCAGGCGAAGGTGCTTTGGGTTATTAACACTTTTGCCAGTCTTTTGATTCCGTCCGGTTCAATGTTCGCAGAAAAACGCCCGCCCCTTGTTCAAGAAGGACGGGCATTCAAGCAAAAAGTATTAATATGTCTACAAGTCTAACAAGTCTTCGCTCAAAAGTCAAGGCCATTTCCCTAGCATTGGCAAGACAACTCGACGGTTATACCCTCAAGCAAACCTTCACAATGCTAGGGATTTTGAATGAACTTCTTTACTGCGTGGCTGTCAACGCAAAGGTTATCACTCGCGACGCAAAAGGCAAGATAATCTGGAATCACAAGAATCTGTCAGCGCTCTTAAACGCGCCTACAGTAGAGACTCCAGTGACTTATGTTGCAGAATATTTAAAACTATTTTGGAAGGGATTGGCGTACTATTCCACTAACGCTGCCATGAGGTTTAGAGAGATTTTGTCTCAGGAGTTCCAACTCTTCACTCTGGAAAAACGAGACTGGTCTGATCCAAAAAACCGCCACCGCCAACCTAACCCGTGCGGAGGGATTGACGTAGTTCTAGCGCTACTGCTAGCGGAACAATGCGAGATTCGATTGAAAGAACACTACAAGCTGGAAGAGACCGGCTTGGATTGGAGTCAAGAAATCGGGAATGGTAACTATCCGATGGTACGGGATGAGTCTAAATCTTTTCCCAAACACAAGGCGTTTGTTTTGGTTAAGTTGCACCGGATGATATTGGGTTCGGTAGTTGGCTATTGTCGGAATGATGACGACTTTGAACCTCAAGGTGAACTACTACCCTTAGCGGCACGAGCCATTGAAAATAAATACCTTGCGCTACAGGCAGCGGGTACGCTAGACCAGGCAGAATCAAAACTGAATGAGTTGATGGGCGACAATCCCGACGCGGACGTACAAGAGTTGCTGGGAGAACCGATGGAGATTGTCGAGACTGAGGCGGTTCAGTCTGGCGGCCTTGCAGTTGTTGTCGGTCACGTTGCTAAGGTAATTCCGTTGGCGGCTGGCTTGATTCGCTGCTGTATGTGGGTACAGCCAGCGCCACGACTGAAGAAAGAGAAAGTATTGACCGTGCCGTGTTCGGTGTTAGAGCAATCAGAGGCAGCGCTGGCATGGTGGAAAGAACGGATTGAGAATTCTGGACTTTGGCTGTCTGAGTTGGCCCCGACGTGGGTATGGGATGCCGTACTGCCGTTTTAGATAGAACCGCACCCGCGATATATGCAAAGTACGTGAACTTTGACTGCACCTACCCTTAGCTGAGTAAAAGCTTTGCTGTGTATACGTTTGACCCGTATCCAAAAAACACTTTCCCAAAACGCTTGACAAACTATCGGGTAGCCTATAGGATAGTTTACATAGCCAAGAAATAAACCACTTCAAAACCATGAAAATCACATTTGTCCATGATGACGGAAGCAATACAGTTGAAACAGAAGCGGCAAAAGCTTGCTGGACTCTATCTAAGCGTGAGTATTGGGTCGCAAACTGCAACGCCCCAAACGTTTATGGCAACACGGATCCAATTTGTGAGACAAGCTTGACTCAACTGAGCTACATATTAGCATTGTCTTATCTGCCAAGATTCCGCTAACCTGATTTATTTTCTGCACTGAACTAAACCACTTAGGCAGCATCGCAAAACTGCCTACACTCAGTCTCAAGTCAACCACTTCAAGCAAACTAAAAAGGAAAAACACATGGTCACTCTAACCTCTTCCAAAACAGACAGTACATGGACACTAGATATTGAGAGCGCAAAGATTTTGGCAAAAGCATTGAAAGGTATCTCTACGGGTTCTTACGAATATGCAGTAGTGCTTCGCCCAATTCGACGCGCAATTCGAGCCAAGCGGTCTGAAGCGATTCTCTCTACAGCAGGATTCGGCACTTCAGCCGTAGCTCGAATTTTAGACGACTGTAGTATTAAATACGAATGTAAATAATCGCGCCCGTGGAAAATCAACCGGGCAGCGTCGCAAAACTGCCTCACCTACTCACAAATTGCAATCTAGTAACATAATCATGAAAACACCAAAATTTCCCAGAACAACTCTTATTTACGACTTGATTCAAAGGTTTGAGGTACGGGACGGCGTACTTCGCCTAATGTCTAGCGACATCACAGTTCTAGAAGGAGGACATCATCTCTTATCTGTCGCAAAAGACTGGATGAAAGTTAACACTAACTTTTATTTAAATACAACTAAGCATTACCTCGGCTATCGCAAGGTAGCTTCAGCTAGTTCTAAGTACCAACTGGTTTTAGCTCAGAGAGGGGAAAGCTTGCAAGTAAGCTTTCCGCACAGCGAACGTGTGTGCTTAGAAGTTCACCAAGACACACTTTTTCCGTATGCCTCGCGGACTTCCGTAAGCTCGTCGGAAGAATTAATTGGATTGTTAGAAGTTCTTTTTGCTGGTAAGTAAACATGGGATTTAATTATCGTGAAGACATAGATTGCTATGTTTACATCCCGCCGCTGACCGGATTAGATTTGAAGCATAGTTATTTCAAGGTTCGAGATGAATGTGCTGATTCTCTAATCCGGTTGCAAAGTCTAGAAATTCAAAAACACAATCGTTTTGGATGGGCTGAATTAATTACAGTTGCCGATACAATCGGATTACCTATCAAGACAACTTGTCAGTTTTTGGAAAAACGGGGAAAAGTCAGAGATGGTACATGGGAACTAAAAGAAATACAAGGCTTTACGTCTAAGATGATTCGAGAACAAGTTGAAGCAAAAAACAAGATTTAAGGATTGATTGACAACAGCAGTTCCCGAATCATCTCAGCCGTAAGAGCGCGTCCTAGTCGCTCAATCAACTCTGAGAAACTGAGATTGTTCTCCACCGCCACCGCCTTAAATTTAGCGTGCGTTGCGGCCGTTAAGCCTACAGATAGGCTTTGCTTTTTCCCGCTGTATAGGCGTTCTTTGCCTCGCCCTTTACAGGTTCTTGCAGGTATGACGATTGCTTTTTTCTCGGATGCCATAGCTTTTAATTTAGAAGAATCTATCCAATTATCTTAGCAAGATTTAAACCGTAGCACAAGGGTATAGACTCTAACCGTTATAACGCAAGGCTTTCAGTCATTTACAAATTAATTTGGATCTAGACCTTGACAACCAATGTTTATCTTGCTAAGATGAACACATCGAACCAAAAACAAATACTAAAACCAAAAACCACTCAACTGAAGCGAACATGGAAACTACGAACCAAAACGAACTTGTACATTCACCAGTATTTGACGAGCAAGGGGCTTTAACTTTCGGCACTTTCCCTCTTGATTTGGGAATGAGTCAGCTTGTTAATGCGGACAAAGATACAATTATCCTGGCTGACGGAAGGCTAGTTAAGTTGGCAGGAGGAGATGACGACATTGCAATCCTAGCAGCCGACAGAAATATGCGGGTCAAGCAGACTCTCATCCACTTGTACTTAAGTGGTTTAAATCTAGCGACTACTAGAGACTACTTTGCGGAGGCTTACGGTTCGTCCAAAGAATTCTGGGACAAGCTGACCAAGCTGACAGGCTTCAGCAAGACTAAGTTAGAGAACGAAATTAAAATCAGCCAAGGTTTCTCAAGAAAGGAAATTGAGTCTTTGGCGGAAGCCGGAGCCACACAGTCAACCGTTATTCGACTGTTGAAAGCTTCACCAGCAGTCAAAGAAGAAGTTATCGCCCAAGCAGAGCAAGGTCGGGTCATCACTAGCGCTGTTGCTAATGAGATTATGGAGTGGAACGAAGAAGAAGAAGACGATGAAGACGATGAAGACAGAGAGCCACTTACACCAACTCAAAACGCATCCAATCAAACAGGCGATTTAACAGCTAACAAACAACAAGTCGAGAACACTTGTGTTGACATTTCGGCTACAACGGTTGTTAGTTGTGAAGAAGTTATTACCGAGGAAAATTACGCTTCAAGTGTCAAGTTGCTAGAGAAAAGACTCCAAGGCTTGTTGAATGCTATTGAAGCGGGTCGAAACCGGAGCTTCGCCATTCGGGGGCAGTCAATCAGGGAAGAACAAGCGATTGTCTTGGCTACCTTCTACAACATAAAGCTTCCTAGCGCGAGAGCGGAAAAAGGCGAACCCCACTGGGTTGCAGAAGCTAGGGAAATGTTACCTAAAGGGGTCGCGAAAGAATTTCGGGCTCTGTACGTTATGGCGCTGGTAGACGGCTACCTAGGCTACATCCGTAACGAACCAAGCAAACCTGCTATCTATGAAACTTTTACTAAGTACCTCAAGGAGGACTCAAGAAAAGCTTGCCACAACCTGTTTGACGTGGGATTCACTCAAGCAAAATTAGAAGCCGAGAGCATTAAGTAGAGTTAACCGGGGCATCTTTGCCCCTTATCGCCACATTAAATAATGACTCACCCCGAATGGTTTCCTTCAGTCCCGATTTTTCAACCGACAGACCCTCGATTCTGTCTAGCAACTTATTTTTCTGACGAAATTGAAGAAAATGGCGGATTCACGACAAAAAAGTACGTTGCTGATTTTTGCGAAAACGATGATTTAGAGTTCTTTCGTTGGTATAAAGATTATCAGATTCTTTATGATTGGAGTGAGCAAAGAGTAATGGTTAGCGGTTACGAGCAAGCTTGGGAGACTGAATCAATTAACCTACACTTGATTGATTTAGGTAGCGCAAGATGGGAAACGGAAGATGTCGTAGTTTCACTAGCTAAGCAGTTTGTTGACGCTCTAGAAGCATCTAAACCTAGCAAAGGTCAACCAAAACTACAATTAACTTATTGATTTGATTGGCGCTCAGTTCTAGCGGGAGCCAAAAGTGCTAGTATTCTACATTTAAACCATATCAAGGTATTAGAAATGCTGCATCCTAAGATTTCAGAAATAGCCAAAAGACTTGAGAGACAATCTGTAATCCGATTTACTAAAGAATCTGCAATGTTTGAGTTTAGTAGGATTCATGCAAGTCAAGCTAAAGATTATGACGGAATCCCGTGTAACTGGCCACTGACGGATGTTAGAAACCCAATTCAACTTAGAATCGTCAGAGACGGCAAAGCAACGTATACGAATTACTGGTAAGAAATATCAAGCCTTAATTCGATTGGCGACACCTGCCATTAAGTGCGTGTGGTTAACTAGCTATAGTCGCAAACGAACCCAAAACCTAAACCTAAAAACAGATGACTGCTACTAACAACAAATCGAAATTTTCAGACTTTTCAGACTTTTCGGTATTCGGCGCAAAACCCAAAGATGCTGTACTACTGCCTAGTTCGGCAATGAATGTTCGCAACAACTGTCAGTCGGGGCAATGGACAATTGGAGACAGGGACTACGGCTCAAAATGTTCGATGACAATTCTCAAGTTCTCTCGCTTCTTTGGTTCGCTTGGTCAAACTAGCAATACATTATGGGGTCAGCTTTGGTTCATAGCAGAAAGTGGCGAACTCCCTCAAGGTGTGGTAATGGTAACTTACCTCAAGAACCGTAACTTAGACGTTTTCAACAATCTTATCGCAGAGGTTCAGTCAAAAGGAATCGAACCAGCCTTGGGTGTTTTCACCCCTGAGTTTGTCAAGCAATCTGGGCAAAAACCAGATGACAGTGGAGTAGTCAGACCAGTCAATTACTACACCCTAAAATGGACTTGGAGCGAACGTTCCGACGTTCAATACGCGATTATTGAGCAAGCGGCGGCGCTTCTATCAGACCCAATAAACGCTAGTCGATTAGTCGATTTACAGGGAACGCGAATGATGCAGTGCGTAGACAACCTCAGCGTTGAAGAGTTAGCAGCATTAGTAGGTGGAAACGCGCAAGACAGCTTGCAGTTGCAGCAACGCTTAGCATCCGCAACAGCTAACGCACTTCCTGCAAGTGCGTCTGAGCTCTAGTCCTAATCTTACAACTAGGTAGTTTTTCTACCTAGTTGCTCACTTGTGAAACACATGGAAAACCAACCGCTACCCGCCGCCGTACAAGAGCAAATTGACAGATTCTATCGCGACTATCCACTAAACAAAGCCCAAGATTTAGCGGAACGGTATCAAAAATTGGTACTCAGTGAAGACTATCGCTCGGCAAGCTTAGGACGCACCGAAAGTTGCATGGTAGAACGCAGCAGACCACGGCGCAGGGGCAAGCATTGAAAGCACATAATAAGCTGTTAACAGACTGGCAAAAGTATTCGGTCAATACTATTGCCAGCGGACTTTTAGAATACGAAGCGCAGCAGTTGTGTTTAGGTAAATCTGTCAACATTGACGGATGTAAAAAATGGATATCCGCCAATAAGTATCCGTTTGGAATGCGGGCCAATCACCCCTACAAAGTCTGGTGTCAGGAAATTCGGTTAGTTGCGGAGTTTTTGTCTACTGGTATTGCCGTAAGGCACTATCAGATGTGGCGACAAGCGTACAGAAAACCCCGCAAAGTAAACGAGTACAACGAAAGAAGAAAAGCCAACTTCAACCCTAACCAGCTTTCCCTGTTCTAGCTGTGTTAGACTGATTTAAAATCAACAGAGGAATGACAATCATGTTTCTATCATGCAACGTCGAACTTCCGGTAGCTTCTACTTTAATTGTACACGAATCAAGCGACACGGAAAAACCTCCGAGTCCCGGTTCCGATAGAAGAAAATCCAGTGAGAGCGAAGCAATATTAAGAAAGCATCGCCTTCATATTCCCGAGCTAGTTGATGTTGTTGTACCAGGCACAACCCGCGTAGGCAAGGACTGGGTGTGATGTATGATTTTCAACAACAAAAGCAGCTAGGACTAGACGGAGAAGAAAGGTTAGACTTTCTCTTCTCCCGCTGGTACGATATTAAGGAAGTTCCTTTTGAGCTTCAAAAAGAAGGCATTGATAGGTTTTATATTCCGAAACGTGGCGAAGTAACGTTTCCATGTTTGATAGAATATAAGACCGATTTTCACGATACGGGAAACGTATTCATTGAGACTCATTCTGTAATTAGACAGGGGCGACCAGATGTCCGAGGTTGGTTGTACACTAGCAAAGCTGACTGGTTGATTTATTATTTAGTTTTGCGTGAAACAGCTTTTGTCGTTGATTTTGGCAAACTTAAGATGTCCGCACAAGAATGGACAAAAACCTGTCAGCGCAGAGATTGCAAAAATAAAGATTACAAAAGTTCTGGTTTGCTTGTGCCTATTCCAGTGTTCCAGTTAGCCTCTCACGCTATTTTTAACATCAAATGAAGCAACTGAGTCCCCGCATTATTGAAATCGTACTACCTCTTCCGCCAATCTCGTTAAATCCGTTTATGCGGACACACTGGGCGGCGCGAGAAAAACTTTTAAAACCTTACAGGAAAATTGTCTCTGACAATCTCATTGGGATTGAGCCGTTTTTAAAAGTACATACCGAATGGGAGTGGACGATATTTGGTAGTAGTAAAAAGTTTCTGAATAGAGATGCTTCAAATCTTTCGTCTGTAGGTGAAAAAGTTATTTCAGACGTTCTTGTGAAGTCTAAGATTTTTCAAGATGACTCAAATAGGTATATTCAAAATCCTATTCTTCATTGGGCTTTTAACGACAGCACGAAAGACCCTAAAGTTTATGGAACAGGAGAAGTGCTATTACGCTTATCAGACGTTCCGCTTTACGGCAGCCAATTTATTAGAATAGAGGGCGACAAAAATGATTGACGACAACGACAATAATGAAATGCAATCACTGATAACTTTCGATAGAGTGCTGTTTGGTGGTCGGCGAAAAATACGTTTATCTCAAAAGGAGTTAGCTGTTGAGCTTTCAGACCGTACACATCAAATAGACCACATCACCTATTCAAAAATAGAAAACGCCCGAATAGACATTAGGTCTAGTGAATGGGATTGGCTTATACCAAAACTTAGTTATCAACTTCAAATTGACAAACGTTGGTTGCAAGCTATCCGCGAACAAACCGCTGTCAAATCTATATTGCCCAACGTTGATTACTTACGCTCGACAACTTGGAGATTGAAATGCCAAAAATGAAAGTTATTCAAGCTGATGGTTCGTTCTCGATTGTTGAAGACGAAACCTTCAAGAAAAAGCAAACCCTATCAGTTGGTAAGCCCCCTATGCCAAGGCAAAAACTGTTAGATACAATTGTAAACGCATTGCAGACCCAAAGCGGTCAGACAATAGAGCAATTGGTTGAATCAACCAAGATTCCAGTACACTATACGAGGACATACTTGCTAGACCTTGAAAAGGACAAGAAAATAGTCCGAAGTAATTCAAGATATTACCTTGTTCACAATAGTTAAGGCTGCACTAATCCTGCTATCAAAATAGGTATGCGATATTTTTCTATCAAGTCGTTCATCGCACTCAAATCCTCTTGTTGTAGAACATCGGCTAAAGCAGTCAGTATTTCATCTAGGCAAACTTGCAGCGCTATCAAGTTCACGCTCCCAGAAACCGCACTAGATAGTGCTAGCGCAAAGTCTGTGTACGCCGCGTTAGCCTGCGTATTTTCACCCGCTTGCTGTCGCGCAATGGCGAAGATTTGAGTTGTGATTAATTCGTTGTAGAATCCCCTGTAATCAGGTGGTATCACAATAGTTCCGTCTGCGGGTGTTGATAATTGCGTCGTCCTCGCATTAAACGCTACCGTAAAAATTGTATCTAACGCGGTTTGAATTTCTGCGATATTTAGTTTAACAGGGTTACTAATATCAAACACCGCTTCCATTTCTTCATCTCCTATTTTTAGGGATTTAGAAAAGTAAACAGTTAGAATTCCATTGTCGTACTCTAATCGACTGATTTCGTCAATTTGGATTTTAGTTGAGGTTAGTTCGGTTTGTAGTTTCATATTATTATCTTATTCTGTTTCCATACCAAAAAGAAGCATTAAGGCTTGCATCACCGTATACATCAACAGTGCCAGAACCTATAGGTTGAGCAAAAACCTCTAAAAAGTCATTATTCACTAAAGGAAATTCAGGAATAGTAAGGGTTATTGCAAAGAATCCTGCATTTGTGGGATTGTCTAAAATCCGTGAAAGCCCAGATACCTCGACACCGTTTTTGTGAACATAAAGTAGTATCCTATTTGCCATACTTAGATTAAATGTAATATATACTGTAATCCTCCACACTTCATTCCCAGTGGCTACTAATCTAGAAGTAGCTGAAACATATTGGCTACCTGTATTTGTTATAATATCTCCTAGCGTAATCTTAGTCGCCACGCCTAAAGTGAGTGATTGACTTGTACTAGCAGCGCTACGAAATTGTCTATCCGCCTGAGTTAAGTAACCTGCTACATTGCAATTTCCTCCGATTCCTGCTCCTCCGTTTACTACTAAAGCTCCAGTTGTTGACGACGTTGATTGAGTGGTGTTAGTAATAGCTATTGGTGCGGTAAAAGTTTTAGCCCCTGCAACAGTTTGAGCAGCAGTTAAGTCTACAAAATTCTGAGTAGCACTTTCAGTCCCCCCATTGGAAATAGGTAAAACTCCACTTATATGAGTAGTTAGCCCAACTTTCCCATAACTAGGCGCAACTCCAACCCCGCCAGAGATTAAAGTATTTCCAGTAGCTACATTAGCTAATTTGGAAAGAGCGGTAGTCGTACTAGCAAACAGTACGTCTCCAACGGTATAAACCGATTGCCCAGTTCCTCCTAAAGTTCCAGGTAAAACATTAATAACATCAGTTGTTAGGCTGACTTGAGATAATGTTACATTAGTCCCGTCGCTTCTCAGAACTCTATTGCCTACTTGAGTTCCCGATAAAGTGTTTAAGGCTGTCTGCTTATTAGATAAGTTAACTAGATTTCCAGCACTATTTAAAAGTATCTGAGTAACGTTTAAACTATCTTTGTACTCTAGATTGTTAACGTTCCTCCAAACAGTGCCTACAGAAGTTCCGGCAGTGCTAGGTATAACTAAATTCCCAGTAAAAGTAGGACTAGCTAAATTAGCTTTTAAATTAAGTGCGGTTTGAGTAGCGCTCGAAATAGGTTTACCAGCGTCGGAAGTATTGTCTACACTGCCAAGCCCTAAATTTGCAGCAGTTAGAGTAATGTTATTTGAACCGTCAAAAAGAACACCGTTGATATTTCTTCCAGGTGTTAGAGTTGCCGCGCTTGCAACACTTTTGGCGGCATCAGCCGTATTGTTTACACTACCTAATCCGAGCGTAACCCTCCCTGCTGCACTGTCAGCATCATCAATTAAGGTTTCTCCAAAGGCACTGAGAGTAGCCGTGCTCGCAATGTTCCCATCTTTTTTAATCAGGCCGTTGGTGCTTAAATTTGCAATAGAACCCAGAATGCCTACAATCTGAGATACGTCTAATTTAAGGCTTTGAATGCAGCGTCCCGGACTCCCCGGAATTACCGAATCCGGTCGCACGACAGAGATTTCGTCAGGTGCGACTACTGACGCTGGTTGCCAGACCCAAACTTCGATATTGTTTGTTGAAACATTTGGAACTACAAACCACACACCTGCGGGGTCAGCGCTACCAAAGTTTATAGCCTTTAGAGCGGGTAAGCCTGTGAGAAAATTAGCAGTAGTAAAAGCCCTACCTGTGTCAGTGGGCATGAATATTAATTATGAATAGTTCATAGTTAATGTCACCAAATCTACTCTTGAATTTTGTCAAGGATATATTCAATCTCTTGCTGCTGAAATACTTTCTTGTATTTAGGAATTGCGGGTGCTTCAATATCTCTGTCAATACCCTGATGCCACGGCATTCCTCCCCCCAGGTTTAAAGCTTGGAACCTGTAATCAGTGAGCATGACAGGGCTGTAGCCAATGCCGACAAAATTACAGCACTCAGTCAATACCTCGACTTTGTGGGAGATTAGTCGTTCGTATTTAACTATCAAATGATTCTTGTTTTCAGCGTACTTCTCGGTGATTTTGATAGAATCTTTCCATCTCTGTATACAATGATTTAACGTCCACTGTCCGCCCCATGGTTGATTTTCGGTCATGTGGGTAGCTTCCCACAAAGATGCAATCGTATCTAACCCGTTTCTAGTGATATGAATGAATCTTGCGTCAGGAACATAGCGCTGGATTTCAGGAATAAAAAATATATGTTCGGGTGTCTTTTCTACCCAGATATTTTTCTCGTTCTCAATTGTCAATCCATCCAGAACGCCGATAAACCATATTATCGTTTCTTCAGTTGTCTGACATTCTCTAAAAGGTTCTAGCAACTCTGGACGCATTATTTTAAAATAAAAGAAACGCTGCAACCGCTCAGGCAGTTTGTGCCGAAATCCATCCCATAAGGTGTATTGAAAAATCTTAGTTTCTGGAAATGTATTGATTTCTGGATGCGCGGCTAATAAGCTTTGAAAAATTGTCGTGCCACTGCGAGGACATCCGACTAAAAAGAATCGTTGCATGATACAATTTTAATAACACTAAACCAATAATATCATGCCTAGAACCGCCACTAAACAATCAATCCTTGAAAGGACGTTGATTCCATTACCATTGAATCGAGACAAGTTATCAATGGCAACAATTGTAGAGCGAGAAAAACTACGGCACGACATGGTGCTACCCGATGCTGTTGAAGACCGATTCCGTCGCATTGAGTGCGAGTATGCAGCACGAGCTAGATTGGCTGTTCACAACCTGCACTACAGGCAAAAGATTCTGTTGTACGGAGTCCCTGGTTGTGGGAAAACCCTTGGAGCCGAGCGTCTAGCATGGAATACTGGCTTAACACTGGTTAAAGTGCAATTTGACTCAATTTTATCATCGTTTTTAGGAGATACAGCCAAGAATCTAAGAAAGGTTTTTGACGAGATTAGCGAAACTCCATGCGTTTTGTTTTTCGATGAGTGTGATTCTATCCTCAGAACAAGAGAAGACAATAAAGACGTTGGCGAGGTTAAGCGAATAGTTAATACTTTCTTGCAAGTTTTAGACGAATACAATCCCGACAATGGGTTGATTGTGATGGCAACCAACTTGACCAAATCTTTAGATTCGGCGGTTTGGCGACGATTTGATGACGTGATTGAGCTACCAAAACCGAGCAAGCGTGAAGTTCAATTGCTACTGGTTCATACGTTGCAAGTTTCTTTTCCCAAAACTACTCAAACGGAAGAGTTAGACTGGGATATTTTGCTGCCAGAAATGGACGGATTCTCTGCTGCACAGGTTGTAAAAGTTGCTCAGAATGCTGCTAAAACTGCTATCTTGCAACATCAACTTAAAGCTGTAACTCAACCACTTTTGATGGGTGCAATTCAAGAAAGCAAGGAAATGCCAAGTTATAAATAAATTTTTTAAAGTTTCAGTTGTTATTCTTTGTATTTATGCTTAATCACCAAGTTAACCCTATTTTTGTAACAGGAGCGCCACGTTCTGGCACGACTCTTTTACGACTACTGCTAACGACTCATCCGGGTATTTGCATTCCTCCTGAAAGTCTTTTTTTCATTTCTCTAGAAAAAGAGTACGGCAACATCGGAAACCTGTCAAACAAGATTGAAGATTTTTTAAACAGTCTTTACGACAAATCAAGATTTCCTAAATTTTGCCAGTGGGGTGTCAATCGACAAGCTTTATCTAGGGATTTAAAAAGATATAATTTTTTAAGCTATGCGCTAGCCATAAACTCGGTATACCAAGGCTATCTTCAACAGTTTGCTCCAACCTCTTTGGTCTGGGGAGATAAAAACCCTTGCCATATCCACCAATTAGAAATAATTTGGAAACACTTTTCAAGTGCTAGGGTTGTTTTGATTCTTCGAGATTTTCGAGCCTGCTACAGTTCATTGCAAGCAATTTTATCAAAAGAATTAAGAGCGGAAAAGGTTTGGACTGGCCCCAGAGACTTAGAAGGAATGGCGCGTCAGTGGGATGCCGTAACGAAGCTAGTTGAAAAATACCGCGACTGCGACCAATTCTTTCTGATTCGGTACGAAGAGTTGGTCGCAAATCCGTCAATAGAATTATTAAAATTGTGTAACTGGCTAGGCTTGGATTTTGACGAGTCAATGCTGTTGTTCTATCAGAAGAATGTGGAGTTGAACTTAGTGCTACCAAGTCAGGCTGGTTTGAATCCAATGACTTTCAAGCCAATTGAATCAGCAAGGATTGATGCTTGGCGTAATGAATTAAGCGCCATAGAGGTAGAAAATATTGAATTAACAAATTGGCGCAACTTAGAAAAGCTTGGCTATAAATGTGTAACGCAAAATTAATATGAATCTGCTATATTTGATGAATAATTTGTCTGTATATTTATATGACTTTTGTTTCTATTGTTATCCCAGTTTACAACCGCGCACGTTACCTTGAAACCGCCATCGAAAGCGTCATCTGGCAAACAGACAAAAACTGGGAACTGATAATTTCTGATGACGGTTCCACAGATGGGAGCTTAGAGATTGCCCAGAACTTCGCGGAGCGTGACCCTAGAATTCGGGTATTGACCAACCCCAACAGACCAGCAGATGACGCTAACAGAGGGGCTGCAAATGCGCTGATTGCGGGGTTTAGTGCGGCGCGCGGAGAGTATATTGGGCAACTTGACTCTGATGATTTACTGGAACAACAGGCAATCGAGCTAACAGTCGCAGCGCTTGACAATAATCCCGACTGGGGGTTGGTGTATACAAATTATGTAGATATTGATGCGAATGGGCAAAAAATGCGGCCCGGCTGGCGATGCTCTATTCCGTATTCTAAAGAGCGAATTTTGTCAGTTTTTATGGCGTTTCATTTCCGAATGATGCGAAAATCTGCGTACCTAGAAATTGGTGGTTTTCGCACGGAATTTGACACAATTGAGGACTATGACATTTGCTTGCGACTGTCGGAAATTACAGAAATAGGGAAAATAAATGAGTATCTGTATCAATACAGGAAACACGAAAACTCTGTTACGGGCGACAAACTAGCAATTGATTTTTTTGTTTTAATTCAATCAGCAATTCAGGAAGCTCTAGACAGGAGAGGGATGAAGGAAACTCACAGAATTAAGGTTAAGTTTAATCCAACTTTTGCTATAGTTCCAATTTTGTAAATTAGTAGCCGTAACCGGGAGTAGGAGTAGGAGTGGGAGTAGGTGTGGGTGTGGGTGTGGGTGTGGGCGTTGGTGTGGGTGGCGCTGTAACTTCTGAGGGTGTTGGCGTGAACACGGGCATCGGTATTCCCTTTGTTTTGCTTTTGCTCCAATAATTAGCGGAGGCTAGCGCTATTGTCGGACTTTCTGTGTTTTCGGGTGTTACCATATATATAGGTAATTCTTTTACATTGGGTGCAACCTTTATTTCTTCTGTTGATTCATTTAATTTTAATTCTACTATTTTGACTATAGCTTTAGTGGACTGAGGAAGAACTCTTGTTTTTTCTGGCTCTGCATAACTTAAAGACTGCGTTCCGTAAAATTTTTTATTAGTATCTAGGAAGCAGTAGGGAATATAGATACTGTTATCAATATAGGAAGACAAAGGTTTTAGATACTGACAAATAGTGTCAAGATAAAAATAATATCCAATAAATGACGAGGTTCTGCGAATGTCATCAGACGGCATAACTGCTAGCCCAGTAAATTGAGCAAATTGTAACAAAAACTCTTTTAAATACAATATTTCTTTGTTAGTTTCTGATTGATTGGCTGATAAGGAAAAAGTGCCATCTATGCCTGGATACCAGTAAATCTCTGTATCACAAACAACCGTATTACTCCACAACAGGTCAAGATAATTATAATAAGTAAAAGATAGATTTGAGGAAATAGGCGGTTGTGAAGTATAATTACTGTTAAAAAAAAAGGAAAAAAACTTAAGCCCTAATCCGCTAAAGTTGTTAAGTTCAGGAATGCCTGATATCTTTTTAAAAGTAGCACTTTCTCCTGCGTCAGACAAATATACTAAAGAATTGGCCGAAGTAATTTGTTGAGAAGGCGATACAGCTAAAGATATTTGCTTGATAGTTAATGTTTTCTCTCCAGTGTCATTTACTAGCAAAGGTTCATACAAAAAGCCAGTAGTGCTTGTATACAGTCCAGTAGATGGGTCGTAAAAATAAATTGGAGCTTCATAATTTACATTAAAATTTTTACTTGGAGTTACACAAAACTCTCCAGAAACTCCCATTTTTCCAAGTGTAGAAGAAAACTCGACATTACCAGGGGTCTGGAAAGAATAGAAAGTGTTAACGTTTTGAGAGTTAATACTTTTAGTTTTAAAATACCAACATGAAGAAACATCAACCCCGAACAACATTTCTGGAGGTTGATAAATATCATCAACAGCGTGCCAAATCAATGAATAATATGTATCGTAATCTGGTACTAAAGGAATATGAGTATTGCTAGGTTTTACCACATAATTGGTATTTGGATTACCATAATAAGACTGACCACTATACATCCCAACTTTATGGAAAGCAAAGCTTGTAAAACTAGATGCTACTCCTTTTGAAATATAAGTATTTGCATAACTAAAATTGTTATTTTGCCAACCATTGTACCAATTATAGCTTCTGGGCCAATAGCTTCTTACGTGTCCAGAAAAAGCATCTATAGTATTTACTCCTATTTCACTACCAGCGGAATAGAAAAACCCGCCTCCACAGTATCGCCAAAAATAAGGAGGACAAGAATCCGCCCAAAACTCTTGTTGACTGGTAATTCCTTTTTCTATTGTGAATAGAATAGCGGCGGGAGTTCCTAGTGTGTTTGCGTAATCTGATATATTGAGTTGGCTATGCCACCTGTGAATTTGCTTGACAGGGAAAAGTCTTCCCATTACAACATAGTCTTCTTCTTTTTCTCCTGTGTTGACAATGAAAGCATCAGCCATTCTATAGCCATCTGGGACTATGTAAATTTTTTTAACAGGCCATGTGCCACCTATCCAGAGTTCTTTCCATAGACGCTCAACGGTTAATTCATCGTATCCAACAAAGGGAGAAATCTCTGAATCAACGTAAAACAATATTTTAATATTTTCTAAAACTTTTTCAACGGGCGGTTTTGGCTCTGGTTTCGGAATAACTATATCCCTTCCTTTTGGCTTAACGTCAATCACAACTTGACCGTTAGGAGTGAAAAACGAACGCACTTTCTGACCATTGCGAACGTTGCCGTTACTCAAACTTTTGCCAAGCAATTTCTTGCCGTCGCTACCATCAACATTAAAAGCATCAGCTTCAGCGTTGAACTCACGAACTCTGTAGCTATGGCCAGGCTTCAGTGTTTCCAGTGGATTTGCTGGTTTGCGCTCACGACGTTTAGCCGCATCACACCGCAACCGCTCAACAGCAGCTTTTCGAGTATCTGCTTTGTCCCTTTGTTCTAAAGCCCACAGGTTCGCCTCTTGAATCGACATTGGTTCATCGGTTTCAATTGCGGGGCGGCCGTCAATGTCGTTAATATCTAACATGGTTAAGCGGGTATAAAGTCGGCTGTACCTTGAGCTAACAAGACTTTCTGTCCTTTGCCCAAGCGTCCGTTACTAAGCATCTGGCTAGACGGGATAGAAACTGATTGAGTGTTGCTGGTGAAAACATAGCGCCCCGCTTCAGCGTCAAATTGTTGAAACTTGCCAATTTCCGCTGCTGGAGGCGTTCTGTTTGCTTCAGCCGTAACGGGAGTTAGCGAGTTTTGAATATTGGAGGCTGATTGAGATTGGGAGTAGCGTCTCATTGCCGCTCGCAAGCTTAGCTTATATGGTTTCATTACATTTCCTCATCATCCAATCATAAAAAGCTAGCCACATTTGTTTGTCACAATCCATCCCCAGCCTACCATCTTGAATTGCTTGAGCGACATCTTTGAGAATGATAGCCCTATCCTTTGGGGTTAGTAGGCTCCAATTTGCTTTAGTTAATTCAACAATTAACGACGGCATATATGTCAACCGCCCAAGGCAATATCGAATGGCGCAGATTGTCAAATTTCCAAATTCTTGAACTCCTGCAATAGTTGAAACTTCCGCCACATCTTGACAGGAATTAGAAATAGTATTTTTATCTGTTTTGTAAGGTAGTTTTTGTTCCATTTCGTTTAGATTCTTTTTAGGCTGAGGCTTCTGATAGATTCTACTTCTTTTGTGACGGCGTTCACTTTGACAATTCTGTATTTGCGCCTAAAAGTATTGTAGTGTTCCTCTGTTTCTTCTAGTCTTACCGGAACAAACCCCAAGGTAATGAACCAGCAATTTAAAGGCTCTGCAAATTCAAACTCTTCTAAAGTTAACTGTGACCCGCCAGCAAACGTAGTATTGAATTGAATACTTTTGAAAAATTTAGTCGCAGCAGAATAGGCTTCTTTTATTGTGATAATATTGTTACTCATCCTAAGTTACCTCTAAAACTAACCAATTACCTAAACTCAATTCTAGCCAATCTTTAGCAGAAGTTTCTAACCACGGTTTGAGCTCCGCAAACGCCAAAACAGGTTCTTTCGCTACAACTGTTGTGATTCTCGGTTGCCCAATGATAGCACCGGTTACAGGTACAGCCGCGCCACCCTCAGTTATCGAAAGTTGAATCTGCTGTTTACCTTCAACGACTTGTACTGCTGACACCCAATAGCGACTAGGCTCAATACCGGGAATAATTCCACCAGTCAAACCAACTTCAACTCTATCGCCAACTACGAACACAACGGCTTTATCAACAATATTAGCATTACTTGCAAGCCAATTTCCTTGCGCGCTGCTAATCAAAGAGTTTGCCGTTCCACCAATCCACCACAAGTCACCCAGAATTAAGTTAGCATCAGGTTCGCAGGAAAAGTTTAAACCTGTGAGCAGGTAAGTCATTGCGTTCTCATCCGGCTCAACCACCTGCACTGTCAGCACCGGGCGGTACAAGTTGGACAGCCACCAATCGTTAATGGCAATTGTCAACTCATAAGCTTTGCTTTTTCCTTGTCTGTAAAAATACAGAATTGCTGCGATTTCCTTGAGAATTGCTTCAGTCGGAACCTTACCAATACTTGCAAACTCTTTGGGCGGTGTTTGACCCGAACATTCTAGGTCGAAGTTCCAATGTTTTTTAATCTTTTTCTCTTCGTCTTCCCAATCATCTAAGCCTTCGCCATCTGTTCCAGCGGCTGAATATGCGGGTAAGTATTCAGTTGCCGGAGCGTTGGCAAGTCCAGAGCGACTGAGTTCTATTTTGTCGCCATCTTTCTCAGTCATTAGCGACATCCGCGTTTGATGTTTGACTTGAAACGTGTTGATATTCCGAGTGCTATAACTTACTGTACTAGAACTCTCAACATCTCCCACACGAGTGTAAGTAGGAATAGCTGTAACTTCAGTAATATTCACTGAAACTTTATCCTTCCACAATTTTTCGTCCATCGCTTCAATCTCAGCGGAGAATCTAGCTTGATAAGTTGTTTTAGCTGTAACACGGTGCATCTCATTTGAGCCCCAACGCATCCACTGTTCAGTAGTTTGTCCGCTAGGTGCAAGTGTTCCGATAAACGGCCAATAATTAGTCAGGATTTTAGAAATATATTCTTCAGTTACTGAGGTTGTAGCGGTTTGCACTCCATTAGAATTGTAGGTATAATTTGTCCGAGTTTTGCTGCTTAGGATTTGAGTAGTATTTAACAGCCAGTTATCAGCAGGGAAAGTCTGTCCACCAACGCCCGTAACACTTGAAGGCATTGTAAAGTTTACGTCGGCATAAGCTCCAAAGAAGCCAGCAAAGACTTTGCAGACAGGCTCGTTGATGACTTCTTCTTCATAATCTAGTCTGCCATTATTACTGGGAATCTGGCTGAAATATTGAGTTTTGATACTTCTGTAACTTTCTACAAATGCGCTGCGATTAGTTTTAGCGCCGGGAACTGCTAGCCCGCGCCGCTCTACTTTTGTTGTTGTAACAGTTTTTTGACCAGGCTCTATTTTTTCTACCGTTGTTGTCGTTGATAGCAGCACTTCCGTTGTGGGACTGCCGTTAATATTGATGATTGTCTCAGGCCCAAAATCTTGAGTGATTGAAGTTTTTTCTTTACTGCCGTCAGGGTTGACTGTCTCGGTACTGCCGTCGGGTTTCTCTGTATTTTTCTTGTCAATACTTCCCGATACAACTAATTCTTTAATTGCGTCTAGTCCGCTGTCCAAAGGTGCGTATTCAATTTCATCTTTGCCAATTACAACTACCAGCGCGGTCGGATTGTTTGTAATATTAATCTTAGTAATTCGGATGCCGTCTTTGTCTGCCCAAAGGTAGCTAGGGGGAGAAGCCTTAAAGCACAAATCTCCGGCTTGCTGAATCAGTGAACCGCTAAAGTTGATAGGCCCCCTAATCTGTCCAGTAACACTACCGTAAATCTTAGTTGCTCCAGCCCTACCCAGTAAGAAGGTAACAACTGCCTGAATATCGTAAAACTTTGACTTCTGAAACTCTCGAAATATCTCAGGTAATGTTAAATCGCCTTTTGGTACGACAATGGGCGGAGGCGGAGAACCTGAACTACTGGATGACGTAAACGATACGCCTGGTGAGGAGTATGAGATTACGATTACAGACGTTGACTCTGTGTAGCCGTCTTGCTGTTCCTGCTGCGTAGAAGGCGTTTCTTTAGGAATTTTATTGTCTTCCCTGAAGTCGTCAATTGACCGATTTTTCAGCAGCGACAGCAGGCAGCCAGTTTGAATTGTCAGCTTACAATCGGCAAAGTTGTAGAATGACCGAATCAAGTATTGAGTGCCGCGCGGGTGTAGCTTGTAGGTTCCGTTGCCATTTAATATTTGAATTTCTATTTTTTTCCCCCAGCACCACCAACGATTCAACCTGTCGTTGAGCTTTTGCGGGTTTAGGTGATGGTCGTGGATTTCAACCGTCCCCGTAGCGTAAATGAGGCCGCTGGTGTCCAACTCGTTCTCGTCGCACACGAATCGAGCGAAACCGGGAAACTCCAATCCGGCAACGAGTAATTTGTTAGGTCTAGCGGCTGCATTAACAGTCATTTATATCAAGTGTCACCACAATATCGGTTCATCCTCAACTGGCTTTTCAACTACTACCTCAATTACTGGTTCAGGCTTCGTAAATGGCATTTCTTTCGCAAAAGCCGCCGCATCAGCCATATTTGCCGCCAATAGCTGCTCTCGCTTGGTTCGTTCTCTTGGAAGTTTGGATTGAACCATCTCAAAAGCCTTTTTTCTAGCGGCTCGATTTTCATCGGTTAGCGCATAAGGGTTTGTCGGGTCTGTTGCTACTGACTCTGGCATTTTAACTGTCTCACTTGCGGCAATTTGTGGTATTAAATTCTCGTTACAGTTGGTTGCGTAGGTTGGCAAATTATTCAAGAGTGCTTGCTCCTTTGGGACTCCTAACTCTACTTGTCGTTTTGCACCTTCCAAACAGCGCTCTAGCTGCAATTTTACCGCATTGGCGACCGCTGCAACCACTGGCAATCGGCGTAACTGTCCAGCGGCACTCTTGGCAGCCTCTGTCGCCGTTGTACCTACCTTGCCGATACAGTCCTGCGATATAGCCTCCACAACGACTTGCTCAGGTACACCGCGCAATCTGAATCCGGGGGGAACCATGCGACCGCCTAACTCCTCACCCGCGTTAAACTCATCCCACAGCATTGCTACGCTGGCCTCTGGTGTTCTGGACTTAGATTCGCGCATTACCCAGTTAGCATAGCCTTCAGGAGAGTCGATATCTACCCGCTGGTAGCAGTACGCCAGCAATGCCTCGAAAAACTCCTTTCTTACAACCGGACTCGACGGCGCGGAACATTTATCAACTTGCAAGGTTATCGGTTCTGTTGTTGAGTCTACTTCTTTGGCAACTTGGAAATTGACATTGCTTTGGTTGCTTTGGCTGCTTTCTTCATTCTCTTCATTCTCTAAATTTACTAAAACAGTCGCGCCCGCTCTTTCTGTGAGAGGTTCTTTTTGAATAACTTTCTTTGGAGATGTATCTTGATATGATTTGCAGTCAGTCATCAAATCGATTTGATGAGATTCGACATATCGATTTGACGGATTTTGACAAATGGGTAGTGATGCGGGTTCCAGCAGTTCAGCTAGCTTTTCTGTGTCAATGGTGTAATACTTGCAGGCATCCCATTTTCCGGCTCGAAGCTTCCGACTGATGACTAAACCGAGTTCTTCAAGTTTGGCAAATCCAGACTTGATTTGATAAAAACTCAAGAATGGAAAATTGCCGCGCCAGTCAATAAGCTTGCCGTGTTCTTGCACTCGCTCTTTCTTTTTAGAGTCTGTGCACTTGATAGGGTTGCGAATCCACTTTTGCCCATCTACAACTGTTCCAGCCATTGAAGGACTCTCAACACACCACTGAAGCTTGTTAAACATGGTGGCTTCAATTACGCCGATGATGGTAGCTAAATCTTCGTCAAAGTATCCTAGTCTTGATGATTTCATGGTACTGATCCAACTTGCTTATGTTTGCGGTTGCGGTTGGATACAGCAGGAGACTCTTGTTAAGAATTAATTTGATAGCACTTGACAACGTTCGCCAGGGGTGTGCTACAATTAATAAAGAAGGACAATCGCCAACTTGCTTAAGGTTTTGTTCTGCTGTATCCAAATCCAAATCCAACATTGTTTGATTGAAGCCACCCGCTACCCGCAGGTGGCTTCTTGCTTAAGTATAGCATCAGACTAGCCCAACACGTCAACATCCCTACACCGACGCTACCAATTTCCTCTTTTCCGAATGAGCAATTAACGGAAGAACTCGGTACTTCCAGACCTCGGGCCACGATAAACGTTGAATTGCTTGAAATGTTTGTGCATCCTTACTTTAGATACTCACATTTGTAGTCTGGAGAAATTATCCCGACCGATCTTGATTGAGGCTTTCTAGCGTGTTCTATGGCCGTTTTTCGAGCATCTACTTCGCAACCTTTGAAAACTTCTTTCATGTCTACCCTGACGACCCATACTGGCTCCGCAGGTTTCGGAGATTCGGGTGGTGGGCGTTTCCATTCGGCTATCGGGTGGAGCGGTGGGTGTTTTTTAGGATTGAAGAAACGCTGAATCCATTTTAAAGCTTCTACGCTGGCAACCCCTTTAATTGTTGCTTGATACTTTACTGGTTTTAAAAAGCGCTGCTCAATCGCCACATTCCAGTTGCCGGCTACTGCGAATGTGTGAGATTCGGTTAGGAAGTAAACCCAGCTTTCCATCAACTCTTTGTTATTTCCTCCTATGTACAAAATACCGTCTTGAAAATCGAGATATGGCGGGGCTTCAATTTCGACCTCTGGTAATTGTCGAGATTCTAAGCCCCGCAGATAATCTCGAAATAACATCACATTAAATACTGGGATACCTCCGGTTAGGCTCATAGCTCCTGTTTGTTGATGTGTTAGAAACTCCAGCGCGGAATTGTCAATACCCAGTCGATATTGCTCTGCTTTAATTTCATTAAGCAAAGTTGCGCGCTGGATCTTTTGCTCGTCATTTTCTGTCGGTGGCTCAGCAAAATCGGCGGCAGTGAATTCCCGGAGTCCGGGGTCAGTACCTTCGATTATTCTTGGGACTTGTGTGGTTAAGTCAATATTAATGTCAATCATATCGATTCACCTTGTGTAGGGTTGTGGTGAATACAACGGAAGAAAATCTTGGCAGGAATTAATCTGAAGCACTTGACAGCATCGGTTGGATATGTGCTATGATTGATTCAGATGTGCTGAGTTCACCTGCAATCTATGATTTCTTTTTCGTTGTATTCGTTGATTTGATTGAAGCCACCCGCGTCTAACGGGTGGCTTCTTGTTTAAGTATAGCATCAGACTAGCCCAGCGAGTCAACTAATCAAATTTAATTACGTACAAAAGTAGCGCAAGTTAAATGACTTGCGCTACTTTTTTTTGCCAAACTCTTTTAATTGTTTACGTCTAAACATCTAAGCATCTCGACGGATATACAAGTTAGCGTGTCTTAAGTATGCTTGCATATCTTCTTCATACGTAGTATCAGGGTCGCACCAATCACCAGGGACTCCGGTTATTCTAGATTTTACATCCCAAAACTCTTCCCATATTTTACCAAAACAAAAATCACGGCATTCGTTATATTTTTCTTTGTCGCCATTAAATTCGCACCGGAACGCGGTGTCTTTTGCGGCAGATTTCATCAAATCATTTAACCGTTCTAGCGCAATTTCGAGTGAATCAGTATTTACCCTGTCGTTATCAGCTTGGTCTTCTGCCTTTTTTTGTGGAGAATGTGAAATTAAGTCTTTGAAAAGTTCAGCTTGATTAAGAGTCATTTAATTCTCACTATTAATATTTTTCTTGTTTTATATCTTACCACGCACTACACTCAACCACCATATTCGTCCAACCAATGATACAGCTTTTTCATATCTTTAGGATTGGGTGGAAAGCCTTGGGCTAGTCTGACGTGTACACTCAGGTCAACGTCCGCATGTCTTGCAACTTGACACCAAGAAAATTTCCATGCTTTTCTGAGCGTATCAAGCCGACAATAAAATAGTTCCGAATTTAATTCGTCCATTATTTGATTGCTGGGTAGTTTTAAATCGAGTTCTACGACTATTATTGTAACGGAGTATATACGGTTTTGGATTTCTGATATCCTGCTTCAGCCCGCCTTAATTTAAAAACTAATACCTAATAACCAATAACCAATAATGCGGACTAAGCTAACACCAATACTCCAGATAGCATCAGACTGGCTCAGCGCGTCAACATCCCTACACCGACGCTACCAACACCTTGCAAACACAACCGCTAAGTATTATACATAGCAACGCTTTCAATCTGTCTTAAAAATACTTTCACAAAATGCTTGACAAGTCTTAGTGAGTAGCCTATAGTGATAACAGATAGAAAAAACCACTTGCTATTAAGCAAAAAACAACCAACAAAGAAGAAAATTATGAAATTTGTATTTAGCAAACACCAGGAATTCGCTGTAGCGGAACAAGCACTAAACTTACTAGCATCGGAAAAAGCTGTAGAGCAAGAAGCTCTCATCGAAAGTCTTATCGCAAAAGGGTGGCAAAAAATCAAAGATTATGAGTACATGACTGAAAACTATCAATGGGTCGTTCACCCTAGTATCGCTGCGTTGGATTGGGATGATATGCTTTTCAACCCAGAAAAAGAAGGTATAGATCCATCGCTCTATTATGGTCTGTCTTAGTCACACTTAACGCCGGAACTTACTAATCCTCACCGCTCTACAGGTTCTTATATCCTACTACCAAGTGAAAGTCTTAGTTAGAGTCTTCTAGTTTTTACTACACCGACGCTACCAACACCTTGCGAGCACAACCGCTAAGCACCATACATAGCAACACTTTTAGCACCGTTTGAAAAATACTTTCCCAAAACGCTTGACAAGTCCTAGTGAGTAGCCTATAGTGATAACAGATAGAAAAAACCACTCCAAGCGAGCCTAAAAATGAAAATTGCAAAAACTAAAAAGTACGCCCAAATTAAAAACAAAGATTTTCCAGCACTTCTCTTGTTAATAAAACGAGCAAGAAAAGTAATTCCGGGAGCTTGGGGGAAAGTTGAACGTATTGACGCAGATTGGGGAATAGATGGACTTCTAGATATTCATGTGGCGCTGTTGCAGGATGCTCCAACTAAAGGATTGAGAAATCTTACCCCAGGACGTTACCACATATATTTCACTTGGAGGCCATATGAAGAAGGGCGTTATGGGCCGAGAGGTTGGGATGTAAAAGATTACGAAAAAGGAGAATGGTGGCTACCATTTGAACCATCTGACGTTTATCTCAAGCTTCGTCAACCCCCGTGGGATGTTCCAAATAGTCGGAAGTGGGACGGTACAACATTGTTTACAAAAACAAGCTAAAAACTCACTTTGTAACGCAATATTAAGATGTGGTTACAAAGTGAGTAGGGGGGTGTTATGTCAATTACAGAAGCAAAAAACGCAGGAGAAAATCATGGATTTTGTATTCACCAAACAGCAGAAATTAACCTCAGCCAAACAAGCGCTAGATTTGCTAAATTCGGAAAAAAGCTCCGAGAAAGTAGCATTTGCTAAGAACTTAGTAGCACAAGAAGGGTGGATAGAATTTAAGAAAGAAACTGTCTATGACGACGGAGATACTTATGTGTATTGGTGGCTCGTTCACCCTAGTGTTGCCGAGTTGAAGTGGCAAGATAGTGCCTATCGCCCGGAAGAAAACGGCGTAGACCCGTCGCTCTACTACAATTTGTCCTATCTATTATATCCACTACATCCACTACTCTCGCTGGGCTAATAGCAGGCTTGTTGATTAGGACATCCCACTCATTCACTTTGTAACGAAAATTTAGGAGAACGTCATGGATTTTGTCTTTAGTAAAGAACAAGAATTAGATTCAATCGAGCAAACGTTACATTTATTGAACTCGGAAAAAGGTTCTGAGAAAGTAGCATTCGCCAAGAACTTAGTCGAAAAAGAAGGGTGGATAGAATTTTATGTCGAAAGCACCTACGACTACGAAGATTCTATCGAGGGGCATTGGTGGCTCGTTCACCCTAGTGTCCCTGCGGTGGAGTTGCAGCCTTGTTACTTCGACCCAGAAAAAGCTGGCGTAGACACGTCGCTTTACTACAACCTCTGGCACTAATCTATCGCTCTATTGTAAGCTGTCCTAATACCGCCGAAACACCTTCTTAGGTGTCTGGCAAAGCTTACTACTTTGCCACTGACGAGGCTAGTAAAATTACGGAGTTGGAATATTATGTATCACTTTAAAATTGTCGAAAATACTTTCATCCCGTTAACGGAAGTAGGGCAGGAGGTATTGACCAATCCTCGCCCAATAGTACAACAACTAGACACCGCCTTATTGTGGGCAGAAGTAGATGTTGACTTGAGCTACGAGTTAAGTCAAGGGAATATTTGCGGTGTCGAAAAGCAATATTTAGAGTTTGCCCACGGGCTCTAAGTGCTTCAGCATAGTAGGTTACTCCTGTCAGGAACTCAGGGCTAAAGCCACTGAGCTTGTAAGACGAAAGTTGAAGCAAGCTATTCTGACCAGCCTAAGTCTTAACTGACTACGTTTTTTGAGTCACGACACCCTGGAATCTTGCTAGTCCCCTGCCCTGTCATTTGCAGTTAAACAGTTTTAAAGTCACTGAAACAGTGCTGCAAATCTAAAAAGCTCTTATAACATTGGCGAAGCAAACATTACCCCGCAAGGGAGGCTCCAAAAGAGCAAACATTATGCGTACAGGGTTGTGAGATTTGAGGTAGTAACTGTCCTGCTGAAAGTACATTACAAAAGTACACCAAGTCAAGCAACTCCAATGCGGTAATGGAAAGATTCAAGGCGGTTCAAACCGCCGAGCCGTTTCCCTCTCAGGTCTGAAGATACTGAGTTTCCCACTTACCGAGTTTTTCTATGAGGGTTCGACTCCCTCTTATGCTTTTCCCTAATTCTTTCCCCGGTAGGGCTTTTTAAATTCATGATTCAGGTAAACTTCTCTCATCCTAATCCAGAGTTAAAAGCTTTAGGGTTTGAAGACCATCAACTCCATGTTAGATTGGAAGACCCGGAGCTTTCAGATAAGCTCATTGCCTACTTGTCCCCTCTCGTGGGAAACGGGACTGAGCTTGTGACGATTGTGTCTCCAGGACTAGCTCATCTAGCGGTGCTAGTGCTAACTACTATCCACGGGCTAACGGGGAGCTTCCCGTTAGTTGTTTCAATGGTAAGAGGAGAAGACGGCGGCTTTTCGCCACTACCTGCCGTTAACTTACAAACCTACAGGAATTCTTGCGCCCGAAAGTCCCGAGAAGGGCTTAAAGTTCTCTAATGGACACACGTGCCCGCAGGACATAGAAGCCTTGTTTGAGTTCCCAGGTCGTTAAGTCAAGCTAGTGAAGATTTTGTTTACTTACAAATACCGCAGTCACACGCTTGCGGTATTTCTTGTGATTGTTGACGTGGGAGTTGAACCCACCTAACCCGAATTATGAGTTCGGAGCATATCCGCTCTGCCAGCCAACGAGTCTCATTGTAGCACAGCAATGGTTGTAAGTCGCAGACTGGCGCAGCAAAGTAACTGATTTCCCGGAAATAGGTACACTAACCCGGTAAAGTATGTTAGCATTTAGAAGCACTAGGCAAACACAGCTACCATGACCCGCTATGTCACACCAAGAGAAGCCTGCAAATTCCTCTCAGTCTCGGAAAAAACACTCAGAAACTGGGATGAAGCGGGCAAAATCCAAGCTATCAGAACTCCCACAAACCAGCGTAGATACGACATCGATTCCGTTTTCAGTGACGGAATCGATAGAAGAGTTACAGCACTCTATTGTCGAGTCAGCAGCGCCAAGCAAAAAGAAGGTCTCGAAAGACAAATCAACTACCTCCAAGAACTCTACCCGCAAGGGCAAGTCTTCAGAGACATCGGAGGCGGCCTCAATTTCAAGCGCAAAGGGCTTCTTTCCCTTCTGGGACAAGTCATGTCAAGAGACATCAGCCAAGTTGTGGTCTGCCACCAAGACCGACTCGCAAGGTTTGGTTGTGACCTCATCAGATGGATATGTGAGCAAAGCGATTGCAAACTCGTGGTTCTCAGTAGAACAGACTTGTCTCCAGAACGAGAAATGGTTGAAGATATCCTTGCCATTATCCACTGTTTCAGTTGCCGACTCTACGGTTTGCGAAAATACAAATCTAGAATCAAAGAAGATTCG